ATGAGCAATGTGTGGACCCTGATCCGTCGGCTACGGCGCGCGGCGGGCGATGGCGATGTGACGCTGACCCCGGCCGAGCTTTACGCGCTCGCCGATGCCGCCGAGCAGGGTGACCGGGCAAAATGGGGCCGGGCGAACAGCTCGCCCCAGGAGGTCACCGAATCCGAAATCGCGATGCATCTGGCGATCGGGATCTCAACGATGCGTGCCCGCGGCGAATATCCCAACAAGGACATGCGATCGCGGGACTCATTTGCCAACCAGACGGCGATCGCGAAGGTTGCTGCGCGGCTCGCCGGCATACTCAGCAACAGCCATGTCTTCGGGCGCCGCTTCAGCGCTATCGAACCAGACAACGACTATCGCCAGGCGGACAATTTGGCTGGGATCGGGAAGCGACAAGAGCCGGCCGGCTAGCCAGCCTAGCTCTCATTAACCGACTTAACCCTCTTTGGATTCACCGATAAACATCCTTACGGTTCCCGATGTCCAAGATAACAATGATGTTGGGCCGAACAGAATAGAGAATTCTGAAGTCACCCTGTCTTACGCGATAGATCGGGTTATTGCCATCCGTAATCCCCATCAGCTTCTTACAGCCAGGCGGGGTAGGTCGTGATGCTAGCGCATCGATCCGCTTCTTGATTTGTGCACAGACCTTTGTCGGCACTTTTGTTTCAAGGTACTTTAGCGCGGCCTCTGTATATGCGAATCCATAGAGAGAGACCATCTTCTAAGAAGCAACGCGAGACCGACTCAAACGTGCAAACCGAGCCTCAAGCTGTTTGCCTTGAACCAGCTTCTCGGGCGCTTCATCGATCTCAATAAGCCGCTGCCTAGCGATAAGTGAGTCGGTCTCATCCTCGTACAACTGAGAAGAAAAGCTCCTACTCTGTATATACCGTCTCATGAAGATCCAGTCCGGTTCCCCGTCGCCGCTGGCGGGCAGTCGTACCTCTGACTCTTTCATGCGATCTAAGTTCCATTTCCGACCATAGTTGAAACGGTACTTTTCACGACGGATTATGGCGCAGAGAAACAGCGCGATGGCCGGATCAAGATTAAAATTCGGGTAGAGGACGTGCACGTCATCGGAAGCGAAGAACGGCTCTGGCTGATAAAACGCTTCGGCAACTCCGTTGCCATTGTAATTGACGGTAAGAACGTTTGCGGGGTGCAAGGGTGCCGCGCTTATGCGCTGGCGCATGCCGTTGTTCGAATCGATGGCGGAAATAAATGGGGTATGCCCAGGCACCATGCTCGCTTTTGTAAGCCGTTTTCCTTTTCGGATGTCGAACAAATCCGAGAGACGGAAATGCTTCCATGAAGCTGGTGTCAGCGTCAGGTCGTTGGCTTCTATTAGCGACTTCGCATATTTCGCCTCTAGTTTCTTGATGTCGCGATCATTAAGCCAAGCGGGAAATTCAGAGCGGTCTGGTACAGGCAAAGTGCGTAGTGTGCGGTTGGCTTCGCGCCCAAACGCCGAATAGCGGAATCGGTTGTGACGAATGCATAGGCAGACAAATAACTTCTCCGAGAATGTCATGGCCGTTTTCGGCTTCAAGATCGCGACGTTCTGCCCCGTATAAAATCGCTCGGGCTGAACGAACGAGGACAGCAGCTTACTGCCGCCAAGCGAAACGGTTATGTTTCCAGCCTCATAGGGCGGAATGCCAGTTACCGGAGCAACGGTAGCGCTCACGCCGCAATTCCGCGACGAGCGGTTGACGAAATTTATTCCGCCTTCGGATTTGCTCGCGATGTCCATCTTATTGAGGTCAAATTTGTTGCCGTATTCGACATCGAACATGCGATTAAGAGGGATCGTTTTCATCGCCCCGCCCTTCGCTTTGAAGTATTTTGAATGCTACGTACTTCTTGATCTCGCTCTCAAAGTCGGCGGAACTTAGGGTGCTATAGTCCGTCTCCATGTAGGCTTCCGCACACCATTCATCGTCAGCCGTTACTCGCTGAAGAATGGCCTCTCCGGGCACAACCTCGCGATTGCGGAAGGTATCGACCCACCGTTCTCGGATCGCCGGCCATCTGCCCGCTAGATCAACTCGGCCGAGATGCTTCGTTTTGACGAAGCTGTCATCCTTCCAGTAGCCAAACCACGTTTTTTTGCCGCTCGTCTCGTGGGGGATTTTGGCGGTGAAAACCATCAAACACGCTATGACGCCAACCGGCGCAAACAGCAGGTCCGGAAGCGACATCACGGCTTCAAGTGTGTGATGCCTTAAAAGCTCTGCCCTCGCCTTGTGCGGCGAGATCGCGCAGCTCATCGGAACAACCGCAATGCCGGTGCCGTTCTTCCTCAGGCACTCAAGCATATGCTTTACAAAGTAAAGCTCGTGAAGATCTTCATCGCCCTGCGAATATGGTGGGTTAAGCAATCCCACGTCGCAGCGGTGATTCTTGATAGCGGCCGTGACCGCTTCATCGAAACACGACGACTGATGTAGGTTCGCTTTCCCATCGCCGCGCAACATCATGTTGCTCGCGGCCAGCGCGAACATGTTGGGCTGCTGCTCAACCCCGACAAGCGCCTCACTCTTTATTCGCGATTTTTCTTTTTCTGTCACCGCCGACCGAAACATCTGGTGCATTGCGGAAATAAGAAATCCGCCCGTCCCGGCGCATATGTCGAGCACCTTGCTGTTCTTGTTTACGTTCGCCAGTCGCGCGCACAGATCTGTGACGTGGCGCGGAGTGAGCACGATCCCCAGGGCTTTCTTGTCCCCACCCGTATATTTAAGAAACTCTCCATAGAACTGCCCGACGATATCGAAATCGTGGTAAACACTAATAAAAGGCCATACTTTTTCATTCAAACGCCGAATGAGTTCGTGCAATACGCCCTTCGGATACTTTTTGTGAGGCTTCGCAATCTCCGGATGGCTTGCAATACTGGAATAGGGGAGCGCTATTGTGTCTCGCTTTGAGTTAGGGATCTCGGCCTTTCTCAATTCTAAGTTGATGACGCGCAACCATTCTGACGGCAGATCACTCGGAGAATGATCACTGAATGTCTTGGCAAAGACAGCGTTTCTCAGCGCGATTAGGGTGCCACTGACAAACAAGGGTTTTTCATTCTCGCTGGCCTTTACATCATCGCGCATAAAGTCATGCAGCTCTCGCGAGAACGCCATGAGATCGGTTAGGCGGACGGCTTGTACAGCCGGGTCATAGATTGCGTGACCGATATAATCAGACCACGGAATAATATCCGAAATAAACGCGCCATCCTTTGTCATTAGTGGCTTCGCCATCGGGCTTCCACGAGTGTGCAAATAGGTGGAAATCTGCAGACCATCGTTACTCTGCCCGCTTACTGCGACCGCAATTACATTGAACTCTTTGGCGAGACGCTGGGCGTAATGAAGCACACCATCGACAGCGAAGCGCACCACCCGCTTGGCATGGTCGCCCGCACTTTCATCGGCGGGTGCGGTCAGCATGACTGACGAGGCTGGTGATGCGTGGTCCTTTGCGTTCGCCTTGCATTCGATAATTAGGACGAAGTCGGCTTGATCGGGATTGGTGACGATAAACTCAGGGGAACCACCCCCACCGCCACCGGCTTTGCTCGCCGCCGCCAAGGCCCGCCGAACTTGCTCTATTGTGCTTTTTTGCTCTTCAACGCGGACGTTGTTTAGCGGAGAGTAGCACCCGTGGTTTCGCAGCTTATCGCGAACGAGATTCTCTGTGATTCTCTCGTTTGCCACGCGTTGCGTCCCGCTCGCTGTAACTCAAGGGCTAGACTGTAGAGAATGTTGCGACACTTCACAAGCGTCGCAATACCCCAACTCAGTCCTAGGGGAAGAGATTCCCTTGGGCAACCTCACGCCCCACCCTCTCACACGCAGCATCGAACCAGCGCCGCTCCAGTTCGATCCCGATGAACCGCCGCCCGGTCCGCAGGCACGCCAACCCCGTGGTACCCGACCCCATATAGGGATCGGCCACCACCGCGCCGCGCCGCACGCCCAGTTCGGCCATGCACCACATCATGATCTGTAGGCTCTTCTGCGTCGGGTGCCAGTGCTCACCGCGTTCGCTCCCGCGCGCTGCGCCGCTCCATAGCAGGTTCTTCACCCGCGCCGGCCGGCGGCTCGACGTCCAGGCGAGCTCGCCGTCCGCCTGATGCGTGCGCAGCTTCCCGATCCGCTTGTCCCAGACCAGCCAGCCCGGCGAATCCGGCAGGCGCGAGGCGTAGTGGTTCGCGCCCCACAGGCAGGTGATCGGCGCCAGGCCCAGCAGCGGCCGCGGGTCGAACGGCCGATCATCGCCGGCGATCGCGACATGCGCGAATTTGTGCTGCCCGCCCCCGCCCGGCACATAGCCGATGCCATAAGGCGGGTCGGCGACGAGGGCGTCGATCTGCCCGCGCAGAATCTCGAGCGCCGCGTGACAGTCGCCGAGGAACAACGCCGCATCGCCGATGCGGACATGATCGGTCATCACGGCCGCCACGGCGGCCGCCAGGCGATCGAAAGGAGTAGTGCGGGGTGTCTCGTTCGGCTCCATCTTGACCTCGGCCCTTGGGCCGCGTCGGATGGTCCCGCCCTGGGCTCAGGGTGCGGGCCTGCCGGCGGCGGCCGTCGTCGAAAGGGCGAGGTTCACGCCTCGCGGTTCGGAGCGCGCCAACGCTCCAACCCCCGCCTCAGCGGCGGGGCGTTCCGGCCGCAGACGCGACCGGGTCTAAGTCAGGCCCCGCAGGGCTGGGATGTCATCGCGAACGCGCGAGCTGGCGCCTAAGAACGCGAGCGTTGTGCCAGACGACCCACACGAACGGCGCGCAGAACAGCGCCAGCGCCCAGATATGCGGCCAGGCGAGCCAGCAGTACCCGACGACGACCGCCAGCTTGATCGCCCAGCGCAGCGGGCGGGTGAGCGGCCAGGCCATCAGGAACGCCATGAACGGGTTCGATTCCCGCCCACCGCGGGCAATGATCGCATCCGTGAGCAGCGCGTCGGCGACGTTCAACGCGAAGGCGAGCGCCACGAGCATGTGAGGCGCAAAGACGATCGCCGCCTCGAGCATTTCGGTGAAGGTCATTGGCAGGCATCCTTGATCCAGAACTGCAGCGCGGCGAAATCCCGCGCGGTCGTGGTCATCCACGTCCCGTCGCGGGCAGCACGCTCGGCCATGGGCTCGCCGGCGCGGATCAGCGGGATGCTCGGCTTGACCATGAGGTCCGCCGGCGGCCGACAGGGCGGGCGCACCAGGTCCGGCGGCACGACGGCCACCGGCTCAGGGGTCGCGGCGCAGGCTGTTAAGGCGCTCAGCAGCAGCAGCGTCATAGACGCACGTCGCAGGGACATTGCGGACAACCTCTCGGATCACGGTTTCGGTTTCGGTCTCGCGGGCGGCGGTGTCTTCCGCCCTGCCCTGCGCATCGGCCACGCCCTTCGCATAGGCGGCTTCCTCGCTGGACCGGATGGCGGCGCGGGCATCCGCCTCCGCCTTGACACCCGCGGCCGCGTGGGCGGCGTTGCAGGCGCGCGTGGCAGCTTCCTCATGCCGGGCGATCCGCGCCGCATCCCAGCGCCACAGGCCAAACGCCAGCGCAACTACAGCTAGCCCGGCGGCGACCCAGCGGCCGAGCGGCGAGGTCAGGAAGGCAAGGGCCGCGGTCATAAGAAGCGCCCCAGCCAGTCAGGGAACCGGCACGCCGTGTCGACGACGGCAAGGCCGTACCCCAGCGAGAATGCTACCCCGGCCAGGGCGGCGTAGTTGATCCAGCGATTGCGGACCTTGGCGAGGACGTCGATCATTTGTCGCCCCCGTTCCGGCCCTTGAAGACCGACAGAGCGGCGTCCGCCACCTTGTCCCAGATCGCGATCAGCGCCGCCGGTCCGAGCAAGCCCATAAAGCCGATCATCGCGCCGATGCTGGCGTCGGGCAGCTTCAGCCATTGGCCGATGCCCATGCCGATAATCCCCAACGTCGGGGCGGCGATCAGGGCGCCGATCATGTCGCGGGCCGTGACCTGCTTGGCATCGGCGTCCTGCTTGCTCTGCGCCCAGGCGTGGCCGAGCCGGGCGACGATGCCCAGCGAGGCAAGTCCCACCGCCCAAAGCCAGTCGAGAAAGGAGTTGCCCATGGTTAGGCCTCGTCACGCGAGATGGCGCCAACGGGCTGCAGACGCACGACGCGCCGGTTCAGCGGCTCTGCGGTCTTCCACACCGGCCGGCGCGCCGCGTAGAGCCGCAGCTTCTCGATCCGCATGATCGACACGCGGTCGGACTGGTTGCCGCCCAGCACATGGTAGTGATTGGAGTCCTCGCCGACATAGAGCGCGACGTGCCCACCGCCAGGCCGCACGAACGCGAGCACATCGCCAAGCTCAGGCTGGCCCGAATCGGTGCCGAACTTGCTCCAGTTGAGCGCCCACAGCGGTTTCGCCGGCACGTCCCACCCTGCCCGCTGCGCGCACACCGCCATGAACAGGCCGCACCACGGCACGCTGTCGGCGGAATAGGCGGCGGACAAGCCGCACTCTTTGGCCCACCCCATGATGATCGGGCTGTCGCGCTCCCCGACGACTTCCGTCGTCCCGTACAGCGCGAGCGCCGCCTTGAGCATGTTCGGGCCGGGCTCCTTGGCAAGCCAGGCGTAGTTCGGCGGAATGTCCATTCGCCTCTCTCCTCGTGAAATGAAAAACCCGCCTCGCGGGCGGGTCGTCAGGTTTCGTCGTTGGCGGGCGTCTCGCCGCCCTCATCGATCGGCACCAGCTTGAAGCCGGGCGGCACCATCGGCGCCGGCGGCGGCGGCGGATTCACAATCCGGTCCTGCTCGCGCAGCTGCCCCGCGAGGCCCGGCAGGATCTGCGTCAGCACGGCATAGGCGTTGAGGCCGCCGGGCGAGCTGCCCTTCAGCAGCGCCAGCTTGTTCTGGTCGTCCTCCAGGAACGAGGCCGCCGCGGCGGCGAAGGCCTCCGCCTGGGCGGCGAAAGCGAGAAGCGGGGTCATCGTTGTCTCCATCGTCATGCGGCCGCGGCCGCGGGTTAAGTCGGGGCCCAGACCTCGAACGTGAAGCTGCCGCTGAGGTCGCTTTCGCTCGAGGTGGCGGTGGTGGTGTAGGTGACGCCGGCGAAGGCGGTGATCGTCGCGCCAGTGCCGGGGTGGATGCCGAAGTGGTTGCTGCCGTCGTTCGCGCCGATCGCCGGCAGGGTCGAGGGCGAGACGAAGCCGCTGAACGACCGCGTACTCGGCACCGATCCGGAGGCGGTGTAGGTGAACGCGACCGTCTCGGTGCGGACATAGGTCCACGACCCGCCGTTCGGGCGGCAATAGATCAGGATCTGCGCGGCATACTCGCCGCGCACATTGCCGCCGCCGATCGGCTCGCTCGACTGCAGCGCCGCAGTGCCGCTGAACGTGTAGACATAGGCGTTGCTGTCGGCGTCCTGCGTGCTGGGCTTCGAGCAGCGCCATTCGGGCGTGCCGCCGACATTCGATCCAGCCGACGAGGTCTGGTTGGTGATCGTGCCGGGCGTGAACTTCTTCGCCCGGATCTTGAAGCCGGTGGGGCTCACGTCATAGGCGCTGATGTCGACCGACTGCCCGGCGGTGACAGCGGGCGTGATGCCGCCGGCATACCGCACATAGGGGATGCCGGTGTCGTAGGTGCCGGGGAAGGTGATCGTCGCCCCGGCAGCACCGGTATAGAGCAGTGGCCGCAGCTGCACCGGATGCGCGATCGTCGCCGTGGCGTTGGGATAAACGCTGAGCGAGCGGATCAGCGCATCGCGAATCTGGGTCTGCCCGTTGACCACCTGGAAGGCGAGCACCCGCTGCGCCCCGTCCCAGATCCGAAACCGATCGGCGTAGACATCGAAATAGCTAACCGCGCCGGACGCGATGACGAAGCCCGCCTTGCTCGCGCTCGTGCTCACATCCACCGAGTAGAGCGCGGTCATCTTGTCCGCCGTGTCGACCGCAACCGACTGCGTGCTGGCGATCTGCGCCTCCACGCTCATGCTGGTGGCAATCGCGCCTCTTTCCAGCTTCCAGTCCCAAGTGAACAGGCCGCCACCCGAGCCGCCATAAGCGTTACCCGTCAGGTAATGGAACCCGATGCGGATCATCTTGCTTGCAGTCGTCAGAACAACCGTCGCGGAAACTCGCTTGGTTGCCACGTCGGGCGAATAAATATGCTTGAGGTTGCCGCTGTAGCCAACCTCCGTACCCGAGCCGCTGTTGATGCCCTGAATGTAGAGCACAATGTCGCCGGTGGTCATTCCGTAGTTGTAGAAGCCGCAGGAGAAGGTGAACGTGCCTGTCCGGCCCGTGCCCGTTCCGTCGCCCGAGGTGTCAATCGGAACGTCAATGGAGAACTGCGCGTAGTCAGCAACGGTCGCGCTTGCAGCGTAACCCTTGACCAACACGCTGCGGGCTATGTCGGGGTAGACGGTCGTTGGCCCTTCCATGCCGATGGAGTTGTAGGCCACCCCAACGAGGCCTTTGGAGAAGCTGGAGTTGTCGAAGATATTGGGGTTCGCATCCACACGCGCAGTTAGCGTCGTGACGGACGTTGCCACCGCAGCGGTCGCAGACGCAGCGGTCGCAGCGCGAGCGGCAATCTCAGCCGAGAGCGTGGCGCTGCCGTTGCGCGCGATGCCGGTCTCGACCTCGCCTGCCGACGCGGGACGAACCGCGATGCGCTCCCAAGTGATCGTCTTTGCGCCCCACGTTGGCGTGAGACCCGACCAGCCGGTCAGACCGTACAGGTAGCCGGTGCCGGACGCACCCGGCCATTTGTAAAGGATGCGCCACTGATACAGTCGACCAACAGTGCCGGTGCCGGGTGCGCTGCCGCTGATGTCGGGGGTGGTTTCCAGTTCCCAATACGCACCTTGGAGATACGCATAAACGTGGTCGAGGTCGCCAGCCGTCAGAGTGGCGTCGTATTCGAGGACGTACCAAGAGTTTGTCTCAAGCGTCACGGGAGTAGAGAACCCGTCCGACTGGTTTGCTCCGACCGCGATCTGAGCTGCATATGGCGAAGTGTTCGCTCGACCTGTGACGCGCGTTACCGTTCCACCGCCAGCCCACCTCGACCACGATCCCGGTTCCGCAGCAGGGTTAGTCCAGTTGGCCCATACGGGGTTTGGGTTGAGAGCCTGCGAACCGACGGAGGCGGCGAGGACGGCGCTCGACGCTGCGGCAGCGGCGCTGTTGCTCGCGTTGGTCGCTTGCGTCGTCGCGATCCCCGCTTGCGTACCCGCCGTCGTCGCGGAACCGGCAGCGGTCGTTGCGGAGGTGGCGGCCGACGTAGCGCTGCCACTCGCTGAGGTAGCAGAAGCTGACGCGTTGGTTGCGCTAGTTCCCGCCGAGGACGCGGAGGTCGCGGCGTTGGTTGCACTGGTGCTCGCAGCACTCGCTTGCGTGCCCGCCGTTCCTGCGCTGGTGGACGCGGCCGAGGCCGAGGTTGCGGCGGCTGAGGCCGAGGCCGCAGCACCGACGCTCTCGGTAACGTCCTCCAGCTTGCCTTGCGACCACTCGATGACGTTGCTCGAAGCCGAGTCCGTGCGAAGAAGAATCCGCATGAACGCTGCGCCGTTGGCGAGAGCTGTGGTGCCGCTCACCGTAGCGGTGACTGTGAACCAGGTCTCTGAGGCCGTGACAACGACGGTCGCCATGTCGCCTGCGACGTAGACGTAGTTATATGAAGAGTTGAGGCCGAGCGCGTAAACGGTGAGGCCGACAGCGCCCGTCTTCGTTCCGTTGACACGACCTGTGACGGTGGCTCTGTATGTCCGGCCCGCTGCGATGTTGAGCACACCGACGCTGCTCGTGTCTGTGCTCGTCCCGGTGATGCGAAGGACCCGGCCCACGCCGCTAACGGTGGCGAAGGAGTAGACACCGCCCGCCGTTATAGACGTGCGCGTCGCCGGGTCGCCTGCGTAACCGTTGAACCAGTGCGTGCCGTCTTCCTGAAAGCCGGAAGGGAGCATGAAGGCGGCTACGCTCTTGGCCGTCACGGCTGCGGCGGTGGCCGACGTTGAACTGTTGCCCGCGTTGGTTGCGTGCGTCGCCGCAGTGCTGGCGCTCGTCGCAGCAGCGGAGGCCGAGCCGCCCGCAGCCGTAGCGCTGTTCGCGGCGTTGGTTGCGCTCGTGCTCGCGGCGTTCGCCTGAGTTGTCGCAGTGCTTGCCGATGACGCGGCGTTCGATGCGCTGGAGCTCGCGGCACCGGCTGACGTTGAAGCAGCACCGGCGCTCGTTGCAGCGCTTGTCGCGCTGCTCGCGGCTGCGGTAGCAGACGTGCCCGCTGCGGTCTGAGACGTGCTTGCCGAAGACGCGGACGACGCGGCGGCTGCGGCGGACCCGGCTGCGGCGACTTCCGCCGTAACGTCGCGGACCTCATAGAACGCGGTCTGCTCGGTGCCGTTGCTCGTGTAGCCGACGCCTGCGTCTGCGGCCCACTGGTAGTGGAAAATGGGGCGAATGAACGCCGCGTTGGCAAAAGAAGCGTGAGCACCACGGATCGTTTCCGTTGTGACCGTCGCCGTTTGCTCGACCCACGCGCCGCCCACTCCGCTGATCGTGGCGCTACCGAGCCAATATACCGCTGCTCCGTTAAGCGCGCCGTCAGCGTTGAAGGTCCACATACCATAGTAGGCTTGACGCGCGCCCGATGTATTGGTCGCCGCGACAGTCTCGCGGCGCTTGATCGTGAACTTGTAGGAGTGGAGTGCGATGAGCGGGATGGGCGCAAGGTGTCCAAGAGTTCCGACTGTTGACCCCGCGGTCTGAAAGACTTTGCCGACACCCGAAACAGCGGGCCAGCTAAAGCCTCCTAACGTGTAGGAGCCGAGACTTGCTGCGTCGTAGAGCCCTGTGTTGGTAGCCCAAAATTTTCCGTCGTCCTCAAACGTAGACGGCCAAGTCTTCGCAGCGGTTGAAGTCGCCGTAACCGCGCTCGCAGCCGCCGAGGTCGCGCTGTTGCCCGCATTGGTCGCCTGGGTGCTGGCGGTCGAAGCGGACGTGGACGCCGCCGTTGCGGAACCACCCGCAGCGGTCGCGCTATTCGCGGCTGCGGTTGCCGAGGTGGCGGCGTTGTTCGCTTGCGTGGTCGCTGTGCTTGCCGAGGTGGCGGCGTTCGACGCGGAAGTCGAGGCTGCACCCGCACTCGTGCTCGCAGCGCCGGCCGAGGTCGCAGCGTTGGTAGCAGAGGTCGAGGCCGCGCTGGCTTGGGTTCCGGCGTTGGTGGCACTGGTCGAAGCGGAAGACGCGGAGGTCGCCGCCGCCGAGGCACTGCCCGCCGCTGCGGTGCTCTCGGTTACATCTGTCAGTTCAAGCAGGTCGGCTTCAGCTGTGGCACCTGAGGCTACGTTAGAGGCCTTCCAAGCGATGACGCCTGTGGGTTGGAAAGTCGCTGCGGTCGGCCACGATGTAAGAGCGAGGTCCCCGGTGAAGGTGGTTGAGTGCGTCACCCACCCGTCAGCAACGACTTGCTGAATATCGCCAACGAGCCACCACGCGGATAAAACTGTACCCGCCGTGTCTCTGACATAAACACCCGTCCACGTTCGGTTGTCAGCGGGAGTCGGTGCGTTCGATGTAACGCGGACGCGGTGCCGAATGCGGTAAGTCTTCCCTGCAACCACAGGCATCGTACCGCGCGACATAACACCAGCCATGTTGGCCGTTGCCGTCCACTTTCCACCGCTGATCGTGTAGACGCCTCGCTCGGCCAGCCATTGCTCCGAGTCGATGAAATTCGAGGGGAGCGTTGCTGCCGCGCTAGACCGCGCCGACACCGCCGACGTGCTCGCGGCGCTCGCGCTGTTGGAGGCATTGGTCGCGCTTGTCGCGGCGTTCGAGGCGCTGACGGAGGCATTGCTCGCCTGCGTCGTCGCGGCCGTCACGCTGGCCGCCGCCGCACTGGCCGATCCTGCCGCCGCGCTCGCCTGTGAACTGGCGGTGGAGGCCGAGCCTGCCGCCGCCGTGGCGCTGCCAGACGCGGCGAGCGCCTGCGTCAAAGCCGCCGCCGCCTCCGACGCCGCGGCCGCATAGGCATCCGCCGCATCGCTCGCCGCCGCTTCAGCCAGGCCCTTCGCGGTCTCTGCGAGGCCCTGGGCGGCCTCCGACGCCGCCTGTGCCGCCTCGCTGGCGTCCTTCGCATCGATCGCGGTCAGCGAAGCTGCCAGCGCATCGGCCGCGCTGGTCGCCGCTGCCGCCGCCGATGCCGCCGCGCTGACCGTGTCGCCGTAGATCGTCGTCAGATCAGCGATCGCCGTCTCGGCGGCCGCGAGCTGATCGAGCAGATCCGTGGCCGCCGTGCCGCCCACATGGGTAGTGTCCGTCGCCACCAGGCCGGGCAACGTGACGCCCGTCTCCGTCACCCAGTCGCTGAAGGCGCCGCGCCGCGTCTCATGGCGCAGGCGCACATCGACCGTGCCGCCCGGGGGCGCTGTGATAGCGACTTCGCCCTGCCCGGCCTTGGGATCGAGCGAACCCGCCGAGACGAAATCTTCCTCCGCCGCACCGGCAGGCCCGACCTGCACCACGAGGCGCAGCAGATTGTCCTCGATGTTTGGCGCGTAGACGGCCTGTAGTACCGGCACCGCGGCGGCGCCCGCCCCGGCCTTCGACACGCCCGTCACGCTGGTCAGGTCCGGCGCGGGCACCGCGTCCTCGGCCTCGACCTCGAATGTGCGCACCGCCGGGCCGGACAGCCCGGTCGGGTCGAACGCCGTCAGCTCGATGTCATAGGCAAGGCCGAGTCCCGGCGCCGGCGTCACCAGCCGCCGGTCGCTGGCGCGCAGGTCCGGCAGCCGCTCCCACGACCGCTCGGCCCCGCTTGGCGGGGTCTCACGCCACCGCACCGCAAAGCCTGCCACCTCGCTCTCGCGTGACGGCGGCACGGCGAAGTCGACGATGATGCCATCCTCGCGCCAGACGACACCCTTGATGGTCGGTGTCGGCGGCCGTGGCCGGAACGGCCGGGTGATCTTGGAATCCCACGGCGGAATGGGGCCGGTCGTCGCGTCGTCGATCCCGGGGTGGCCATAGGGCTCGAACTCCAGCTCGACGCTCTTGTCCGCCGCCGGCCTGCCCTTGCGCGTGCAGACGGCTTCGATCGTCTCCAGGCCCCGCTCGCCGAACGAGACCAGATCGCCCGCCCGCGGCGCGTCGTCCGCCGCCACGGGATCGGTGAACAACACATCGGCGGTGAAACCTTCCTCCGTCACGACGGGTAGGTCGAAGGTGATGTCGCTGCGGCGGATGCGCAGGCCGTACAGTGTGCCGTCCTGCATCGGCACCTCGTCGTCAAGGCGCACGCCGATGACGAGCCCACCCTCGTCAACCAGCCGCATCACGACTCGGGCGGAGGCGATGCCGACCAGGATGGCATCGTGCTGGAGATAGGCGACATCGCCGACCGCACTTGCGGCATGCTCGATATCGGCGGTGAGGGAATAGCTCTCCGGCCGCAGCTTTAGCTGCGCCAGATAGTACCGACCCATTTCGTGGATCTGGTCGGGGCCGGTGACGCCGTCGACCGGCATCACCTCGATCAGCGTTGCATTGTCCTTCGTGTAGCCGTCCGCATAGACGGTCAGCTCGTCGGTCCGGTGCTCCTTGTCCCGGTTGGGGAACGGGATGCGCAGCGCGTGGACCTCGGGCACGAAGCGCTTGCGCGCCTTGAAGCCGCGGCTGTTGCGCGGCGTGTAGAGCTGCCCGCTCGTTAGCCGCGGCACATCGGCCCACACGCCGAATTGCCCATCGATCCGGGTCATCGCGCCGCGCCCGCACGCCGCGATCTGGCGCACCGCGTCGGCGACGCTGCGCCCATCCTCGATCACAAAATCGGCGTGCCAGCCGCGCGCCGTGCACAGTTCGGCGAACGCGCCCAGATTGGCGATCGCCAGGCGCGACAGGGGTTGAGGACGGCTGTTGCCCGGCCCGGTCAAGGCCGCCACGATCAGATCGCCGGGATTGCGGGTCGGCGCCGCGCCGGTGAAAGCCGTACCGTCCCAGGTCGGGCGGATCGAGGTGACGAGTGCGCTGATCGGCTCGATCGTGCCCTGCAGCTGCCCGGTCGCCTTGATGGCGATGGCGATCAGCGTCGCGCCTTCCGGCACCTTGGGCGGCGTGCTCTGCACCGAACGCAGCACGCTCCACTGCACCTCGTCGCTGATCCGGTCGTTCCCGGCGTCGGGCGTCACACGCCGCGTCGCCACCCGGTACTGCGCCGGCGGTACGGCCCAGCGCTTGTTGCGCCGCACCGGCTTGGTGTCCGCCGCGGTGACGGTGAACTCCGCATCAGCCGCTCCGCTTGTGGCGATAGCGGTGCGCCAGGCGACATAGTCCTCCAGCGTGGTGATCTGCAGCCGCGACGCGCTGTCGCCCGCCACCGTGCGGGCCGCGGTCTCCGCCTGTTCGGCGGTCGGCAGGATCGACAGCCATTCGCTCTGGTCTTCGCGGTCGGGCTCGTCGGCGCGCTTCCACTTGATGTCGAGCGTGACGCTCGCTTCCTTGCGCTTGCCGTCACTGTCGAACCGGACGAGCCCGCGCTCGAACAGCCAGTCGAGGCTGATCTCGTCGGTGTCGGGCTCTGTCTCGCGCTCTACCCAGCTGCCATTGCCCACTAGCGTGCCGCCGCCCGCCGCTTCGCGCGGCGAGGTCGTGAACAGGGTGACGGGCGGCTCGCCCGGCGCGCCGGTGCGGATCTCGATCTCCGGCGGCGTCGTGTAGCTACCGGCCGGCGTGGCGCCGATCAGGATGTCGCCGATCTGCGCCGGGCCCAGCCCAGCGGTCAGCAGCATGCGGTAGTGGACGTCGTCGCCGACGATCTCGCTATAGGGCCGCGCCGCGTGGAGCAGCACGACGCGGCGCTCGCCCAGCACCACCGGCACCTGGCCGAACAGCCGCAGCTCGTTCGAGGCGCCCTCGACGGCATAGGACGGCTTTTCGGCCGGGTCTTCCTTGCGCTGCGGTGGCTTGACGAGCGCCGCGTCGAGGATGCGGCCCAGCACATTGACCAGGCCGATCGCCCAGGGCGAGGCCGCCGGGAAGAAGACCGAGACGGCGAACAGCACGAGCTGCAGCAGGATGCGCAGCGGGCTCGACTTGCCGCGCCCGGGGCGGATGCCGACCGCCAACCGCTCGCCGGCCTTCAGCCGCCGCGATTCCCATTCGGTCTGCGGTACCGTAACGCCGTCGAGCTGCACCACGCAGCGCCGCGCCCGCTTGGGCGCCACGCCACCGATCTCCAGTGCCTCCAGGATCGAGCTGCCTTCGGGCACCGGCACATGCCGCGGTTCCGACCCGAACGCCCGGTCGAGAATAAAGGCGTCGGCCGCACCGCTCAGCAGCTCGGGCTCACGCACCGCGTCGGCAGCGCGCGCGTGTGTGACCGCCCGCAGGGCGGGCCGGTCTGTCAGGGTGTCCGTCATTTTAGGCCGCGACGCGCTCGTAACAGCCGACGAAGCGGTGCGGCTTGCCCCACCGGTCGTTCGTCAGGTCGATGGTGAAGGTGCCGCCGCCGCGCCCGTCTGCGCCGGGCATCAGGGCGTGGATGGCGATTGTCGGCGTCAACATCAGCCCGACATGCAGGAAATCCGAGCCGTGCCGGAACAGGGCGATCCGCCCCGCCGCCGGCGGCACCGCGCGATAGAGCGGCAGCGCGTCCCGGATCATCGCGGCGACTTCGCCATTCGCCAGGCTGTCGCGTCCCTCGGTCGCTCGGGCGATCATGCCGGCAAAGTCGCCATGCTCCACGCCGAACACGGTGCGCCCGAGATAGATGACGAGGCCCCAGCAATCCCAGCCGTCGAGGTCGGAGAAGAGGACGCCGTTCGCGGGCTGGCGATACGGCACCGCCAGCCAGGTGGTGAGTTCGGGGTAGAGCTGGAGCAAACTCACAGCGCGCTCCACTGCGACAGGGTGAAGACGCCGCCGAACGCCTGGGTGTCCAGATCGGGATAGCCGGCGTCGATCGAGATCTGCGCCGAATCGTACTCGACCTCCAGCACGTCCATCTCGGGATAGATGTCCTCGATCGTGTCGGGGTCGCTCTGCAGCACCTCGAAAATCGTCATGGTGGGAACGCCGCTGGCGGCGCGCACCGCCGGCACCATCTCGCGATCGATGTTCTCCACCACGATCGTGCAGCGCGGCGACATCTTGTCGTCCTGCTCCGGCAGCGTCGCGCGGAAGGCGGCGGCGCTGTAGACCTCTCCCAGATGCACGATGTTGTCGAAGCCGTGCACCACGCGGATCGGCTCGCTGAGTGCGGCATGCTCGATCAGGACGCAGGTCAGCGTGTCGTCGTCGGTTTCGGCGGCATAGAACGCCTGCTTGTAGGCGGCGCTGACCATCAGCCGACGCGCTCCAGTGTGAAGGTCACGGTGAAGCCCGGCGGGTCGATGCCCTCGCTCGGCTCCTTGCCGATGACGAAGCGGAACGCGCCCCAGGCGTTGCGGCGCGGATCGACCATCGCGAAGCGCGCGCCCTGCTGTTGGAAATAGAACGTCCAGAACGCGTCGATGCCGGCCGCGTCGCCGATGATCGTGAACTGGTTGTCCCAGACCGGGTTGGTGCTGCCGCCGCGCTGTTTGGCGGGGCCCCGCTCGACCTCGAAGCGCGTGCCGGAGGTCTGGGGCTTGCGGCCGAACCCGGCGACGCGGATCGGCGGGATATCGGAATCCCATTCGGGCAGGCCGTCATATTCAGGTGGCTTCTCGGGCGCGGGCATCAGGTCGTCCGGGGCTTCAGGCCATAGCGCTGCGCCATCTGCGCGTCGAACGCGCCGGTCGCCAGGCTGCTGCGCGTGGTGTCGCGCACCAATACGTCCAGCTGCATCCCGTCCGGCCCCTCCCCGGGCTCGGCCTGCAACCGACCGCCGCTCTCGTCGCGCAGGGTGATCAGCAGGCGTTCGCGCGGGGGCGCAACCGCGCCCCGGTCACCTGACCCACCCATGCTGGCGAGCGTGCGCATCTGGCCGGGCGTCAGCACGCTCTCGTCATTGCGCAGGATGGCGGCGCGTTCATTTGGGGCGAGATAGCCGTCATGGTGGCGCGGCGCGCTGTCCCAGATCCACGATGGCAACAGGCTGCTCTGGATGCGGTCGCCCGGTCCATAGCCGGCATGGTGAACGCCGCCGGTCAGCCAGCCGGGGAGACTATACCCCCCACCCGAACCGCCGCCGCTGCCGCCCCCGAACCCGAACAGGTCGCCCAGCGCGCCGCCCAGCGCGCCCAGGAAGTCGCCCTTGTTCTTGCCGCCCAGAAAGTCCATGGCGGTCAATTCGAGGATGCGCTGCCCCAGCTTGATGAGGATATCTTCGAGTTCGATCCCCTTCTCGCTGATCCCCTCGATGATGGTCATCCAGCCCTCGCCGGACTGCGCTGCCCGGCCCTGCGCCGCGGCGACGCCGTTGTAGCGGTCCTCGATGCGCTGCAGGGCCTCGGCATAGGCGTCCGCCGACAGCACCAGATCGGGGTCGTTCAGGATCTTCAGCGCCTCGGCGCGCTCCTCCCCCGCCCGCTCCTGCGGCGTCGCCAGCTGCCCCATCAGCGTGTCGAACGCCGCCCGCGCCTTGGCGGCCTGGTCGGCCCCGGCGGCGGCATCGAGGAAGGCGCGCGTCTCCGCCTCCAGCGCCGCGGTGAACGCCGCCGAACCGCCGGGATAGCTGTCGCGCTGCGCCGCCAGATCGGCCAGATGGTCCGCATAGGTCGCGATCGCGGCGGGATCGCGCGCTTCCAGCGCCTTCAACCCGTCGCTGAGTCCTGCGGCCTTCGCCGCGGCCTCGAGATAGGCTTGCCCCGCCGCGGCCGTCGCGGTCCTGATATCGTCCTGGCGACCAGGCAGCAGGGCGGCCGCCTCGGCCAGCTCATCGAGCTCTGCGAGATAAGCGCCCAACGCGCCGCGCGATTTCTCGAGGGCGGAATCAAGACTGCGGGCTGCGGCATCCGTCGCCCGCGCTGCATCTGCGGCGGCATCTGCGGCGGCCCGATCGGCGGCCGCCGCGGCGGCGCGAAGCGCCTCGGCAGTTTCACTCCGCGGCTTGTCCTCGAGATCGGCAGGATCGGCGGCAACAAAGGGAGGCGCAGATCTGCGACGTGCCGCAGCCGCTTCGGCAGCGGCCAATTCCTGTTCAGACCTACGCCGCAGTTCATTGGTCTTCTCGAGCGTAACCTCCATGAGGGCAATACGCTCGTCGAAGACTTCGCCATTCCAACTCCGCTCTTGCTGCTGACGAAGATCGGCGAGGGTACTCTCCAACCGACCTTGCTCTTCCGCTATTCTGTTTCTGGCCTCCAGCGCGGCCACGACGGCTTCGTCAGGTGGCGGCACCGCCGCAAGCGATCGCGCAAGGCCATCCTCAAGGTTAGCGCCGCCGCCAACGAGCAGGCTAAGGCCCTCCAGGACACCGGCCATAGCTTCCTTTAGGCCCACCAGTGCAGGTCCCAGGCGCACGGAGATAATGTTCGCCGCGGTCGTCATCCGCGCGTTTGCAGTGGCAAGACGAGCCGCAAGAGGATCAGCCTCACGCGCTGCGTCCGCCGTGGCGCGCGCCATTTGATCAAACTGACCGGTTAACTCTCGGACCTCCCCGCTGCCGCGCTCAAGAAGTGGCAGCAGTTTGGCCAGGCCAAGTTTCTCAGCGAGGGCGGCACGCTCGGCACTGTCCTCCACCAGAGCGATCGCATCGGCAACGAGAAGCAACTGCTCTTCAAGCGACTGCGCTTCCTTGAAGCTTGCCGTGATGCCCAACAGACCCAGCGCTTTGCCGAAAGGTCCGTCTTCGCCTGAAAGACCGGACAGGAATTCGCCGGCCTTGGACTGGAAGCTGCCGAGGCCGGCAATAAGGTTGTCCTGCTTGCCGCCGGCGGCCTCGAGCGCGAGCCCATAGCGCACCGCCATGTCGATGCCGATATCCAGCCCCGCCGCCGCATCGCTCAGATCGTCAAGGCGCTCGATGCTCTCGAAGGCGGAAACTGTCAGCGTGCGCAGCGCTATGGCCATCAGGCCAATGCCCGCGGCGGCGGCGATCCCCGCGGGACCCATCGCGCTCAGGATCCGCCCGGCCGGGCCGGCTTCGGCCGCCAGATTGCCGACATAGGCCTGCGCTTCCTTGCTCGCCTGGCTGAGCCCCTTGAGCGCCGGATTGGCCTTTTCGCTGCCGAGTGCGAGTTCGGCCCACATCCGCTTTCCGGCATCGCCGATCTGCGCGAAAGTCGAGCGCACGAGATCGCCGCCCGCCATGAACAGACGGATGCCGACGCCGGGTTTCTCGGTCACGTCAGTGGGCCTTCGTCGATGTCGTCTTGCGGCGTTCGGTCATCGCGGCGACCGCCGCCGCCTCGAACGCATCGACGAGATCCTCTGCCGCCTCCGCATCCGCGCCCGGCGGCAGGCGGCGCAACAGCTGCGCCCGGTCGATCCGCAACGGCGCGAATCCCCCTCCCTCCCAGGCCGCAAAGCGCTTCACGAACCGCAGCACGCTGAACCCTTCCAGCGTCACGGGCGCATGCTCGACCTGCGGGCACAGCCGCCCGGTCGCGCCGCGTCCGCCCGACGCACATGCCGCACCGCTCACGCGGCAGCGTCCGCAATAGGCGAGGCCCCCGCCGTCGCCGCCGCCAAAGAACCATCCGGCGAGGGCGGCGAGGCTTTTTTTTCGACCTCCAGCAGGCGCGCCGCCTGCTCCATCGCGGACAGCGCGCGGCGGCAGAACCGATTGTCCAGCATCGCGACCGTCAGCGTCGCGCGATTGATCGGCGCGGGCGACCCGTCCGCCAGCGCCACCCCCTCCCAAGCCGCGAAGGCCCGCAGCGCCTGCTCGACCGCCGCGACCGTGACGCCCAGGCGGAACATCTGCGCCGGGTCGGCGGCGTTCATCCGTTGCCCCGCGCTGTCGCGCCCGTCGAGGCCATAAGGCGCCAGCGCCGCCTCGCCGTCCGACAGCAGCCGCACCACCTTGGCGGCCGCCGCCTGCGCCTCCTCGATCTCGGCATGCAGCAGGCGGCGCAGCGTCACTTTCACGCCGGGGAATCCCGCATCGGTGAAATCCTCCACGACCGGGTCGCGGAGGGTCTTCAGGATCAGCATGGACGAGGCCTTACGTGTACGACGTGACGTCGTTCGTGACGGTCACCTTCGCCGCCGGCAGGCTGGCGGTCTGCGCGCCCTCCCACGACCAGCTGCGCTCGACCTCGGCCGGACCGTTGAAGGCGACGGGCGGGCGCGAGAACTTCACCGCCTCGTGGCGGAAGTCGATCGCATGGCCCGAGACGGCCCCGATGCCGCCCAGCGTCAGGTCGAAGCTGTCGTCGGCGGCTTCCAGATCGTCATAGATCGCCCCGACCGCGCGGAACGTCGCCTGGCCCTGCAGCACGGTTTCCTTTGGCGAGTGCCCCGAGATATTCGGATCGACCGACAGGAAGATGTCTTCCTGCAACGCCCGGTCCCAGCTCCAGCGCGCGCTCAGCGCGCGGCTCGCCGCGTCCGTGCCGTCGATCTTGACCACGGTGCGCAGCAGCGGCGCATCGGGCACCAGATTGGACGGCGCCGTGCCGACGAAGTCCGCAACGTCTTCCTCGCGCATGCCCCGGAAGCCGAGCGTCACGTCGAAATCCTTGGTCTTCTCACCCGTGATGTCGAACCCGACCGAGCCGCCGGTGCAGCCGCGATAGATCCGCACCTTGTTGGAAGCGAGGCGCACCTGCGCGGCGAACAGGCTCGTCGTCTTGACGCCGCTCGCCCAGGCATGGGTGAAGAGGGCGGGGTCCTCGTCGCCCGCGACCGCCGCCGTCGCCGGATTGCCGAACAGCAGCCACAGGAAGCGCGCGAATTCCCGCGTGTCGGCAGGCACCACGATGTCGCCGCTGAGTCGATAGAGCCCCTGCTGCGTCGCCTGCGGATCGAGCACGTTGTGGCGGGCGGTGTTGAGCAGCGGCCGCTTGCGCTGTTCGCGCTGGCCGTTGAACGTCGCCGACACGAACGGCAACCGATACCAGGTCGTCGGGTCCGTCGTGGCGTCCGCCATGCGGCCGAACCGAACCTCCGATTCGGCGCCGTAGAAAATGTCGCTGGGCATGAGTCGTCTCCTTCAAAGGGCGGGCGCGAGGCGCCCCAACGGGTCGCCGGCCGTCACGGTCAGGGCGAGCGGGATGGCGGTGATGATGGCCGCCGGCGGCGCGTCGCTGAGCTGCGGCGCGTCTTCCAGGTCGATGCGCTGCACGGCGCCGCCAAGGGTGGGATCGTCGCGCAGCACGGCGGCGACGATGTCCTGCACCGCGCCTTCCAGTCCCTCGCGCTTCGCCTTGTCGGGATCGGCGGCGGCGAATTCGATGTTGAACAGCAGGTCGAGCGCATAGACCGGCCCGCCGCCGCCGATATAGACGCGCCGGACCCGGGGCCCGACGCGCACCAGCGCCAGCGCCAGCCGCGCGCCCGAGGGTACGGCGATCGACGGCAGCGGATTGATCGGCTTGTCGCCGATCTGCGACTCGGACGTGATGAGCTCCGCCGTTACAAGCCGGGCCACGAGCGCCGCCTTCAGGGCGGCCTCGCCGGCATCGATCGGCGCGGTCACGTGCGATAGCTTCCGGCAATGACGCGCGGCCGCGGCGTGCTGTTGAGGATCTGCGGCAGGCGCCGCCCGACATCGGCGGGGAAGTCGCGCTTCGCCCGCTCGCGAATCGTTGCGCCCTTCAGCAGCCGCGGCAACCGTGCCTGGCGCACGAGGAAGAAGACGATGACCGTGGAGAGGTCCGTGCCGGTCTTCATCGCGCGGGCGGACGCCTTGCGGAATTTCCCGGGCGATTTCTGCGACGCCCGCAATTCGGCCACCAGATAGGCGACTTGATGACCCGCGCGGTAGACGAAACGCAGCTTGCCGAACCGAGCCTCGGCCGTCGCCAACATGCTGGCATCGCCCCGCAGGCGGCGGAACCGCCGCGGCCAGACCGTCGGGTTGGGGATGGTCAGCCACTTGCCGTCCGGCGATGTGACGGTGGCGCCCTTTTCGAACGCTGCCACCACCTGCGGCATTTTCGAATAGACAAAGGCGGCGGGATCGAGCGAGAAGTCGCGCTCGGGATAGCGGCGCTTGCGCCACGTCGTGCGCAGCCGCTCGGCGCCCTTCAATCCCGACTGCCGAACGTCCTCGCGCAGCTTCGTCAGGAAATTCTCCGACGCATCGTCCAGCGCGCGCGTCACGGCCTGCTCCAGCCAGGCCTGCGCCGAGCCGATCTCTTCCTCGAACGTGCCGCTGAGCGCCGCATGGAGCTGCAGGTCGAAATTGCTCACGACGCCGCCCCGATATCGGCGACGATGGCCCGCCACCACGCCCCGTCGCCCGGCCGCTCGGGCGCACCCTCGACGCGCCACCGCCGCCCGTCCGCTGCGACGACATCGTTGGCAGCAAGGCCCGGCACGGCCGAATGCCGGATTTCCATCATGGGCTGCTCCAGCACGAAGCCCGTCTCGCCCATCCGCACTTCATTGGTCGGCCGCTCCAGCATGACGCCGATCGAAACGCCTTCCCCCGCACCCTGCGCGAAATACATGGCGGGATCCGTCAGCCCATCTTCGATGGCGTCGTCGAGCGACGCCATCCGGTCTGCGAACCCCGCCATGGTGGGAGACCCTGCGCCGACCGCTTAGGTCAGCGTGCCCTTGATGAGGGCCGTGGGCCGCGTGCAGATGGTGATCGGGTTCGACTGGCTCTCCAGCTCGATACCGCGGTTCATCCGCATCGGCTCCGCCTTCGTGTAGCGCGGCAGGCCGATCGTGTTGACCGCCTCCATATAGTCCGCCGGCACGAAGGTGGTCTTGAACAGCTCCGGCACGCCGATCGGCACGAAGCGGCACTCGGCAGCGGCGATCTTCACGTCGCCATAGCCCTGATAGTTCACCCACCGGAAGCCGCCGAAGGTGAAGGATTCCAGCGTATCGCCCTCGCGCAGGTCGTTCGCCGCGGCCTGGTTGAGATAGGTGGCGCGCAGCTCGTCGTGATTGGTGAGGGCGTCCCACAGATCGTCGCCGCAAAGCGACACTACGCCCTTCAGCATGCCGCGATGCCCGCCGAGCGCCGCGAAGATCGCGCGGCGCACGGCCGAGATGCGGGCGCGGATGTCGGCCGTGCCGGCGGCCTGATCCAGTTCCAGCGAGATCGGCGCATGTGCGCTGAGGCCGAACTTGGAATAGAGGTCGTAGATCGTCGAGCCGGACGCATCGAGCACCACGCCCTGGATCGCGCCGAGGCGGTGATATTCCAGCGTCAGGTCGAGGTCGCGCGCCGCCTTCGCGAGCTTCTGGTCGCGCTTCTGCTCGACGCCGAGCAGCTGGTCTTCCGACCCGAACGCCCGCACGTTCTGCACCTCGTCGGCGAGCAGCGCGTCGCTGACCATCAGGCGGGGCGCCGCAAAGGCCACGCCGTCCCGCTTGGTCGAGCTGCCGGGCGTGCCCGGCGACCCGCGCGGCGTGGCGGGCACCAAGCTCAGCGTCTCGTTCTCGACCTCGACGAAGACGGTCGTGGTCTCGACGCCGCTTTCCTCGAAGATGCCGAGCTCGCCCAGGTAATTGGGCAGGAAGGGCTGGTTGTTGATCGCCGCGGTGAGCTGCGTCGTCTCGAACAGCCGGGAATTGAACACATCGGCCAGCATGGCTGGACTCCTTTTCGTGATCCGGACGCAGCTGCGCCGGCGTGGTTTCTGAACGGCCGCGTTAGCGGATGATGATGCCGCGCGCCCTGGCCTGGACCCGGGCGGCAGCTTTCTGGTCGGAGGTCAGCGCGCCCCACACGATGGCGTTGTCGCGCCACTCGAGCTGCCGCACGAACGCCGTCGCGGCGAGCGTCTCGCCCGACCCCGTCGTCACGGCGTCGTAGAGGATGCCGGCGAAGACCTGCGCCCCGTCCGTCGCGGCCGGGTCATAGGCCTTGTGCTGCCAGGCCACGTTCACGACCGTGACATTGATGATGTCGCCGGCGGCGAAGTCGGTGTCGTCGGCGATCGTGAACTTGATCTCGCCGTCGAAGGCGACCCCGACCTTGGCGATACCGACGACGGCGCCCTCGGGATCTTCGACCGAGAAGGTCCCGCCATTGCTGGCGGGCTCGATGCACGTAACCTTGTAGAGGCCGGGCTTGACGGCGCCGCCGAAAGCGGGATTCGCCAAGGTCAGGACGCCGTTGCCGGTATTGCCGGCGGCGGCGGCGCGGCTGACGGTGGCCGCGGTCGCCACCTTGCCGAGGGGCTGGCCCGCCAGTAGGGTCTGGGACGCCGCGATCGTGACCGTGTCGCGGCTGAGAGTGCCCGGGGCTTCCGACAGGAGGCCTTCACCCGGGTAGATGCGCTCGGTGAGCATGACTGTGTTCCTTCAGGTCTGGGGTTTCGTTGGACGCGATGGCGTCTAGGCGGCGTGACGCCGCCGCGCGGCGTCCACCGTCTTGCGGCGGCCCGCATAGATCGCATTCGCATCGATCGATGCGGTCTGACCGCCCGGCTTTTTGCCGTCCGGTCCGAGCGGCTGCTCGCCCTGCATGCGCTGCGCGAGCTGACCGCTCTTGCCGCCGGGGCCGGCGGCCTTCGCCGCCGCCTCGAACTGCTTCAGGGTCATCTTCGATCCGATCGCCGCGATCGCGATCTGGGGGTGCTTGGCGGCCAGGGGCGAGGCAGCGATCTTGGCCGCTTCGTCCTTCTTGTCGGACTCGGCCGTCTTGTCCGCCTCGCCTTCCTCCTCGTCCTCGCCCTCCTCGGGCCCATCGCTCTCGCCTTCGACCGGGTCCTTCTTGTCGGGATCGGTCTGGTCGACCTGAGCCGTCGCAGCGGCTCCGGGTTTCTTGGCCGTCTGCGCCGGCTTCATCTTCATGGTCTCGTTCTCCGTGGGGGGGGACGACGGGCTTCCCGGCTGCGCGTCGTCGGTTGGCTCAGGCTCCGGGCTGAGTTCGGGGTCGAGACGCGCCAGCAGCGCCGCGGGGTCGGCGGCGAAGGCGGCGAGCGTCTCGTCAAAGCTGGCAATGGCATCGATCAGGCCGTTCCCGAGGGCGGCCTCGGCGGTGAACCACCCGGCCTGCATCGCGTCGATGGCGGCGGCATCGAGGCCCCGCTGCGCAGCGACATGGGCGGTGAAGAGAGTGGCGGCGGCGTCGACCTGCGCCTGGATCATCGCCTCGGCCTCGGGCTCCAGCAGCTTCGCCGGATCGCCCGCGCTCTTCAGCGCATGGCTCTGGATGAAGGTGTCGACGACGCCCTGCGCTTCCAGGAACCCCGCATAGCTTTCATGGACGGCGAGGCAGCCGATCGAGCCGGTCGAGCCGGATTCGGCGGCAATCACGCCCTGCGTGCTGCAGGCGACCGCATAGCCGGCCGAGAAGGCATAGTCGGCGAGATAAGCGAGGATGGGCTTCGACCGCGCAGCCGCGATCTTGGCGCAAAGCTCGAAACACCCGGTGACAAGCCCGCCCGGCGAGGCGATCCGCAGCAGGATCGCCGTCACCTGCGCGTCTGCGATCGCCTCTTCGATCGCCGACCAGATGCGGTCATAGCCGTCCACGCAGACATAGGGCTCATCCGTGAACCAGTCGAAATAGACGATGGCGCGGTCAAGCAGCACGCCCTCGACGTTTATGATCGCCACGCCATCGCTGAAGGTGCCGTAGCTGCGGCAATCACCGGCGCCGAGCGCCAGGCGCCCGGCCGATGGGCGGGTCGTGCGCCCGATCCCGAGCTGCCGCGCGATCCGGCGCACGAGGCCGCGCTGCTCGCCCTGGTCGGCGGCGAGCGCCGCGCTGAGCGCGGCAAAACTCGTGCCCATCATGTCCCGGCGCAGCGCCAGCGGACGGCCATGGAGCAGCGAGGCCGCGCGATTGGCGGGGCCGGATGTCGGTTGTGGCATGATCCTCGTCCTGACCTTCAGGCGCCGCGCGGCTGCATCTGTTCGGGCTGGCGCGCCGCCGCGGCGGCAAGCGACAGCGCGCCGGCGGAGGGCTGCAGCCCGAGTTCCGCGAGGAGGTCGAGCTCGATCTTGCGCTGCTCGATGACCTCTTCCCAGTCCTTGCCCTGCTCGGCGCACTCGTCCTCGAGCGTCGAGACGCCCGCCTCGATGCGGGCGGCGGCGGCATCGATCTCCTTGGTGGGATCGACATAGCCGCGCGCCGGCCCGACCCAGCGCCCTTCCGCATACGCCTCCGGCGCGTCGTAGAAATCGGGGGCGCCGGGCGGCGGTTCGATGAAGCCGCGGTCGAACGCTTCCTCGAGCCAGCACAGATGGTGCGGCGTCGCCATGCCCGATTCGATCCAGCCGCGCATTGCGAGCGTTTCCTGATAGGCCGGGATCATCGCTGCGCGGGCCGACGAATAATTCGTCTGGCTGTAGTCCATCGTCCCCTCTTCGTAGGTGACGCCGGCGCAGGCGCAGGTGAGGCGCAGGATGGCGCGCGTGAACGGCTCATAGTCCGAAACATCCCGCGCCGTGGTCTGCATCTCGACCTCGTCGCCGAGGCCGAGCACCGGGATGCGCGCGCCGTTCGTCAGGCTGATGGGCGATTCGCCATAGGCGCTGTCGCGACCCTTCGCCCAATCGACCAGATCCTCGGAGGTGAAGCTCTCCGAGACCGCGGCCGGACCGGCGCTCGATTTGACGAAGGCGATGAACAGCGCGTTCAGCACCGCCGCCTCGATCTGCGCGTCGGTGAGGTGCGACCAGCCCTTCATCGATTTGAGGACGGCGACGAATCGCGAGAGGCCGCGGGTCTGACCCGCGCGCGTCGCCTCGAACACATGCAGGACGCGCGGTCGGCCATGCGGCGTGAAACGCTCACGCGAGGTCCAGGTCAGCGAGCGGACATTGCCGAGATCGGCCGGATGGCCCTCGCGGATCCAGTAGCGCCAGGGCACGCCGTCGGCATTGTCCTCGACACCGCCGCGCAGGGTTTCGCTGTTGGGCGCCCCATTCGGGTTTGACAGGCGGTCGGGATCGACCAGCCGGAGCCTGGTCGCGTAGCGGGTCAGCCCGCTCGTATCCCATTCCATCAGGCCGAGCGCTTCGCCATCGACCATCAGGTGGTGCGCGGCGACGCGTAGAAGCTGGCCGAAGGTGAGCCGGCGCTCGGCGTCCGCCTGGAAGAACACGCCCTGCGCATAGCGCCGCCATTCGCCTTCGATCTTGCGCCCCAGCTCAGCAGCGGCCTCGCGCGTGATGCCTAGCGCGCGCCAGTCCGGCCGCGAGGTCCGCCGCCACCCGCTGCCGATCGCCGAATTGACCCGGCGCGTCACGATGGACGAGGCGACCGGATCGTTGCGCGTGAGATCGCGGACCCGCGCCGTCAGCCGGTCGCGGTCGGGCAGATAGTCGGCATCGGCCGAACGGATCGAGGGGCGCCATTCGCCGAGGAACGTGCCCGCCTGGCGCGCGCCGTTATAGGGCGAATTCCCGCGTACCAGCGCCGACGCCACCGACGCGGCGCGCACTTTTGCGACGTCGGCCACGCTGACCGCGCGGCCGTTCGGATAGATCAGTCCGGTGTTCATGTCACAGCCTGAAGGTCAGAGCGGCGCGGCGGCGGACGCCGTCGCGGAGCGCTTCCAGTTCCGCTATGCGCGCGTCGATGCGGCCGAGGTCGGCGGCCGCATATTTCAGCGTGCGCCCGCTCTTGCTGATCTCGGCGACAGCGCTGCCCGAGATCAGCGCCGTCCGCGCCGCGATCAGCTGCGCCAGCTCCGCCGCCTGGTCTGTCGTCAGGCTCACGCCGCCCCTCCCTTACCCGCAAACACGGCGGCAAAGCGCGACGCACCGCCGCGCGGCTTGTCCGCTCCGGCCACCGTCGCCTCGGGCTGCACTGGCGCGTTCCACAGTTTCTCAAGCGGCGCGGCGATCGCGCCGGCGGGCTTGGCCTTGGCCGCGAATTCCTGCTCCCAGCGGGCCGCGTCCCAGCTCCAGATGCCCTTCCAGTGCGCGAGCGCCCAGGCATAGACCGCGAGATCGAGCTGTTCGTTAGACTGGTAGACCCGGTCCCAGACGCCGCGTTCGCCGTGCCGGTAGGTCTTCGGCAGGATGAGGCGCTCGGCCGTGATCTGCTTGGCGTCCTCGTCCGTCGTGTCGATTTCCAGCAGAAGGGAACCGCGCCGCCGCTCGCCGTCGTCGGCGCTGGCGACAAACGCCGCGAGCGCGCCATAGACCTGGCGCTTGCCGACATAGGTGTCGATGAAGAGGATGTGGTGGCGCACCTTGCGCCCGCCCGGCAGCATCACCTTGACCGGCCGCTCCATCGCGGGCTGGAACGCGGGCAGCTCGCGGCTCGCGCCCTTCAGCGACCGGACGTTGCCGGCCCCGGCACGCGTGCCGCGGGCCCGCGTGAAGCGGTAGACCTGCGGCGAGACGCCATCCTTACCGCCGGAATCGACCCCGACCGCGTCGAAGCCGAGATCCCCCACCCGGGCGCCGGTATACGTCCGCGCCGTGATCGCGGCGGCGGCGGTCCAGGCCTCGACCGTCAGCGGATCGTGCTCGATGACGCCGCGATCGAAGCGCGCCCAGGCGTCGGGGCCGAAGGCGAAGGCTGCCCACTCCAGCCGGTCGCCCTGGACGTCGAAAGTGAGAGCCAGCCAGCACGCCCACGCAGGCACTTCGCCGCGCCGCACGCCCAGTGCCTTCGCGGACTTGACGATCAGCGCGTGATCGGGCGCCGCCGCGGCCGGATCGGAGGCGAGACCCAGCTTTTGTTGCCGGAAGGCGGCGCGCGAGGCGGCGCTGCCCTCCGATTCCCGGAAATCGGCCGCGAGGCCGGCCCAGGTCTTCAGCGGCGAGTGCACTTGCCAGAAATAATAGCTGGGTTCGCGGCCTTCGACGTCGCGCAGCGCCCAGCGGGCCAGCTCGTCGAAGGCGATCGCCCGCGGCGGCTCGGGATTGTCGCTTCCGGTCGACACGAAGGTCGGCAGATAGATGCCGGCTTCGACCATGGCTGGCTTATGGCGCTCTTCGACGGCCAGTCCGCAGCACGGCGCCTTGATGGAGGGGGCGGTCGTCGCCTCCTTGGGCACGACGAAGTCCGGCCACTCCCAGTGGTGATAGAAATCGCAGTGCGGACACGGCATGTAGAACATGCACTGGTCGCCGGCGTGGAAGTCGGCCGTGACCGGGCAGGTGCCGAGCTCGCCCGGCGTCGATTCGTGCAGCTCCTTCGTGCCGAAGGCCTCCCACCCGTCCATGCGGGTGCGGGCCTGCGGGATCGGCGCGCCGCGGCCGCCGACATCGGCTAGGAAGTTCGGCGTCTCCGTCATCCAGAGCGCGCCGTAGCTGGTCATCTGCAGTGCGTTCGGCGACGAGGCCGGATAGATCAGGATGGAGCCGCCCGGAAAGGCCTTGTCGGTCGTCGTCGAGCCGCGCTCGTCGCGGGTCGAGACCGGCAGCACGAGGCGCTTCAGCACCGGCGTCGCGTCGATCACCGGCTGCAGCTTCTTGGCGTTGAACTCGCGCACCTTCGCAAGGCTGGGCATCGCGATGCCGACGGCGCGGGGCCGTTCGGCGATGATCCAGCTGACCCAGACGACGCCGATGTTCGACTTGCCCGACTGCGCAGCCGCCATCAGCGTCACGCGCGAGCAGGGATCGTCGAAATGCAGCCGGTTAAGCGGCTCACGGCAATACTCGAAGCCCTTCCAGGACAGCGGCCCGGGCACGGAAGTCGAGGCTTCAGCCGGAATGACGATGCGGCCCTCGGCCCACTGCGACAGGCTGAGCGGTTCGGGGGGCGCAAAGGCGCTGCAGAACGCTGCGATCAGCAGCGCCGCACCGTTCGTCACCGGATGCATGGCTGTTACTCGGCCGCCGCCACGGGCGCGTCGGCAGGCGGCTGCATCAGCGCGCCCAGCTCACGCACGACGACGGCGCGCAGCAGGCCCTCTTCCTCGCGAAGGATGATTTCCGCCTGGCGCTGATCGGCGGCGCCCCGGATGCGCTGGCAAATTCGGCGGCGCGCGCCGTCGAAGCCCTGCACCAGAACGGCGCCGATGGCGGTGAAGGCCGCCAGGGCGTCAGCCTTGCCGACGACGCGGCCCTCGGCCTCGTCGGCCCGCACACGCGCCAGGCGGGCGTCGGATTCTTCCTTCTCGACCCTGGCGCTGCGCGAGCGGCCGTGCATCTCGTCGATCGGCACGACCTTGGCCTCGGCAGGCTTGGGCGCCGCTGGCGTCTCGACGTCCTGCTTGCGCGCCGCAAGGTCGGCCCGGTGCGCCTTCAGGGCCACGTAGTCGACGAAGACCGGCTGGCCCTTGCCGCGGCTCTGCGTGGGGATCTCGGGATGCTTATGCAGATAGCGATTGAGCGCGCTGCGCGACACGACATCGCCCTCGGCGGTCAGCCGCTCGGCCGCCTCGCCCTGGCTCAACCAGCCCTGTGCATCGGGGGTGTGCGCCCCCGGACCCTGTGCACAGCTCGTCACAACCGCTTACTCACGAACTCGGGGGCCCAGATATGCCGTATACGGATCGACGGCCGGGAAGGACCCGTGAAGGGGGGGGTACCCCCCTGCCGCCCGGATTTCCGGGGGTGACGGACGGGGCAAGGTCGTCCCACCCACCCGCCTGACGCTCCCCTCGAGGGCGTCGGCCAATGAAAAAGGCCGCCTCGCGGCGACCTTCGGACGTGTGTTTGACATTGACGTGGTTTCTATATCGGCGAAGTCGCGATGTCAATCCGCTCGCTTCATCCCATAGTGGCGCGCGAGCGCATCGAGCCCGAGATAGAGCACCGCCTGGTTGCCCGCCCGCTTCGCCGGCAGCGCTGCATAGCGCAGGCCAGGCCCATCCGCCGCCGCGAGGTCGACGCCGCCGAGCAGCACGCCGAACACCACCGCCCGCGTCGCACCCAGGATGCGATCGGCACTCTCCCACTCCGCCCGCGCATCCATCCGCTGCTCCGACAGATCGCCCCGCCCGCCGCCATCGACGCCGCGCTCCCATTTCTGCGTCATGCCCGGCCCGCATGCGCCGAACAGGTAGTCGGCGATGTAGCGATCGGCCGCCTTCACATGCTCGATATCGAGCAGGTCGTGGCCATACAGCGAGACGATCACGTTCGGCACGCTGGGCCGCACGCGGGCGACGCCTTCCCCCCGCGCATTCCAGATCGCCCAGCCCTTCCCCGTCTTGGCCGCCCGCTCCCGGGTCGCCAGCGTCTCGGCGGCGACCCCGCCCACCCGCACGCGCTCGGCCGCCGTTTCACGTGACAGCCGCTTCACCCGCTGACGCGCAATGCGGTCCGCCTTCTCATCCGCCGTCTCCACCCGTGCCCGGCGTCCCATCCTTCTATCCTCTCAAGATATAGTGGTTACAGACACACACAGACCAAACAGACACATGCATGGGGTTCGCACATGCGCGCACACGCGCACATGGGAGCGCCGCCGCAAAAACCGTCCGTTCCATCCGTTCCGTCTGTTTGCGCCGCCTTATCAATATGTTCCGACCACAGACGATTGCTGACAGACGGACGGATGAGCGCGCGAAACACCGCCCCGCACGGGCATTACGCACCGGCCGCGACCGCGCCGCGCCCTTGAACCGGCACGCAAGTGTCCGTCTGTCTGTCAACTGTCCGTTCATCCCGGCCCCTCGTAATTGTCGAAGGGCGGCGGGTCTTCATCGCCATAGCGCGGCTCGGCCGGCCGCAGCTTGGCCCCCTTGCGTGTCACCTTGCCGCCCGCATCCTTGCCCGCGAACAGCACCTGGCGATCAGCGAGTGCCCGGCCGAACGCGGCCTGCTTGATCGGCTCGTGCCCGTTCGCCTTCGACCATTCCTCATAGTCGTGAAACAGCACGCTCGCGCGCTCGCGGTGGCCCGGGTCGGGGATTACCCGGTCCATCCACCACTCGCCGAACGGGTTGGACGAGCGGCGGTAATCCTCGATCGCCGCCTTCATCTCGTCGGGCTCGTTCAGCCCCTCGTTCAGCCACCCCACGATGCCGGCGATGATCCAGTTGAGGACACCGCTCGCCTCCTGCTCGACGACATCGTCCTCGAACGTCTTCACCCGCTCTTCCTTGGGGATCTGGTTCGGCCACAGGATGAGCTTCACGCGCCGCCAGATGCCGTCATCGTCGCCGCCGATGCGGATCCGCTTGTTCATCTCGATCCACAGCTTGAAGCTGGGCCGGTATTCGAACAGGCCCTGCGAGAGATGCCGCGCGAGGATGGGCGTCCCGCCCGTCACGCTCTTGATCAGCCCGTCGTTCAGCACCGCATTGCGCGGCGGCTCGCCGGTCGAGCACAGGCGCACGTCGCCGCCCAGGCGGGCGAGATCGGGGCTGGCATCGGCGCCGCCGCGCATGCTCCCCTCCAGCCAGGTCTTGATGTCGCTGGTGGTGCCGTAATCGCCGCCGATCCGGCGCAAGATGTTGATCGCGGTCGACTTGCCGTCGCCGCCCTTGCCCTGCACGGCGAGGATGACCTGCTCGCGGGTCGAGCCGGTGAAGGTATAGCCCATGGCGCTCTGGAAGAACTGCCGCACCCCTTCCGACGGCAGGCACCGCACCAGATGCGACTCCCATTTGGGCGCGGCCGCCTTGGGATCATAGATGGCGGTGGCGATGCGCGTCATGCGCGCCTCGGGCGCATGCGGCTCCAGCTCGCATCCCCACCCATCCGGCCCGTGGCGCGTGAAGCGCAAGATGCCGTTCTGAACGTTGAGCGCCAGCGGATCGGGATCGAGCTGATCGAGCCGCACGTTGAGATAGGCCTGCGCCTGCACCAGCATCGAGGCGGTCTGGCTGCGATTGCCCGATTTGATCGCCCACGCCCACAGCGCCTTGGCGCGGGTATCGAGCATTTTCACATGCTCCTCGCCCTCGCCTTTCTGTTCTTCCATCAGCCCACGGATGAATTTCGATTCCTCGAAAATCCCGCGCGCCGTGTCGTGGGCCAGGCGGATCGCCAGGCGCTCGCCGTCATCGAGCCGCCACGACTTCCCGTCCCACCCGAACCACCCCACATTGGGCACGAAGATCAGCTTCCCCGCCGCCCGCGCCTCCAGGCGCATGGCATTGCCGAGATCGGAACATTCCAGCCAGGCGAGCTCGCCCGGCGAGGCCGCGGGACGCAGCGTGTCGTCGGTCATGGCACTGCCTCCGCCCGGCGCATCACGCGCGCGATTGCCTGTGTCACGCGCAGCGCCGCGGGATCGATATCGGCCAGGCGGTAGCCGACAGTGACGACGGTCTCGATGCGCTGCGCCCCGCCCTTGATGGCGCGGCGCAGATGGCAGACGACCACCTTCACCGCCGCGCGATCGCGGCGTGCACTGGCCGCCGTCGACTCCATCACGGTGGCGAGATCGCAGGCCGGCACGGCGTGACCCTTGCGTTCGCTGAGCACCCGCCACACCGTCGCCATCTGCGGCGACATCCGCACCGGCAGATCCAGTCCGGGCACGATCACCTCGCCCGGCAGGCGCGGCGGCCCGTCGGCGCGCGCCAGCTCGCCCAGCTCCCGCGCCACGGCCTCGAGCGCGCGGCCGATGCTTTCCACGCGCCGCGATAATTGCGCGGCCCGCACACTGTGGGCGTAATCGGCCACTGCTACCCCCGCGCTCTTTCCGCAATCGCTGCGTCATTGAAGTCCATGCCGGCCGGCGGGAATGCGGGGACGACCTGGATGGCCCCCGCACGCTGCCAGACCTGTTTCACGAGGGACGCCGCCAGCCGCGCCCGGTCGTCGGCGGCCAGCACCATGCGCGTCACCTTCTTGCGGCGGTCGCGCACCTTCGATTCCACCGGCGCCATGTCCCGGTCGATCAGCGGCACGATCGCGCCCGCCCCGGGAAAGGTGAAAACTGCCCGCCCGCTCGGATCGAGAACCGGCGCCGCCGGATCGAAACACCCGAACGCGTCGCGTTTCACCTTGCCGGTGAGATTGCCCAGGTTGAGCGCCGCGGCGGCGCGGTGCGGCTGGCCTTTCAGCTTCAGCCCCGCATAGGCAAACACCGTCTCGATCCCCTCGCCGACCGCCAGGGGGCCGAGCGCTGCATCCATGGGCGTCAGCAGCGCGGCCCCGCCATACAGCTCGCCCCACGCCTTGCGCGCCGGGATCGCCGCGCCCTCGCCGTCGATCAGGCGCGCCTTCGCCTTCCCGTCCCGCCGCAAATAGGTGCAATGCAGCGCCGTCGGCCGGAACGAAGCGAGCTTCGCGCTCCACGTCTCGACACGCGCCAGCATGGCCGGGCTGCGGATCTGCCATTCTCGGCCGTCCTCATAGCGCCCGGCGGCCGCGAGCGCGGCGGGATGGAAGCGCAGCCGGTCGAACCCGCCGGGAATCGCCTCGATATCCAGCGCCCGCGTCGCGAACCACACCTCGACGATCGTGCCGCGTGGCGAGACACCCTCGTTCCACATCTGCGCGGCGAGCCGCTGCACGAAGGCGTCGCGCTTCTCCGCGCGAAGCTCATCCTTGGCCTGGCGCTCGGAGTCGCGCTGCAGCTCCGCCGCACTGCGCGGCGCCGGCGTCACGCCGGGCGTCCAGTCGATGATGCGCACCGCCGCCTCGAGGCGCGAGCAGCCCTGTTTCACGGCGACCAGCTTGATCCCATCGCCGCCATCGTCTTCCGAATGGCACCACCAGATGCCGCTCGCCTCGTTCACCGCGAACGGCGCCGAGCCCTTGCGCCCGGACCCGCACAACGGACAGGCGGCGCGCAGCCACGCCCCGTTCCGGTGGAATTTCACCGTGCCGATGAAGCGCGCCACGATCACGGTCAGCTTCACCCGCCGCGCGGCCTCGAAGATGGCGGCGATCTCGTCCCGCTCAGGGCGCATCGGCACCCTCCGCGACGATGGCATGGCGCGACCGCACGCCCATGCCATGGGCGGCGAGCTTCCGGCGCAGGCGCTGCAGGTGGTTCTTCACCCAGCCAGCGCTGTACCCCAGATGGGCCGTCAGTTCGGCCGTGCTCATCGCGCGGGTCAGCAGCGCGCGATAGAGCTGATCTTCCGACCGGGAGAGGCCGAGCGGATGCGTCGCCGAATGCCGCGCCGCGTAACCGCGCAGCCGTCTCGCGTTCTCGGTGTTCCGCGCCCGCTGCGCGGGCGAGCGCCGGCCGCGTTTGGACGGGGCGGCAGCATCAGGCGCGACGGGCGGGGCCTCCACCTTGGGTTCGGGCACCTTGGCCAGCGGCGGCGCCGTCACCGGCCGGACCGGCGCGTGGGGGTTGGACGCGCCGCGCGCGAGGTCGAGGCGGCGCCGTTCCCAGACATGGCGCGCCCGCGCCTTGCCGGCGGCGATCGCGGCCCGCTGGCGCGCGACATCGGCGGGCTCGACCTCGCCGAACATCACAGATCCCACGCGCTGCGCCGCGCCCGGCCGATATGCGTGCGCGGCAGATAGGGTTTGGACGGTGCGATGCAGAGCGCGTTATGTGTCGGGCAATAGGAAGACGGCCGTGCGCCCCCGCCCGGCGTTGCCTTCAGCAGCCGCGGCGCGCCGCACATCCCGGCCCCCGGCTCGCCGGGCGGAAACTGACAGCCGATCGCATCGCCCGGCACCGTGCGGCCTTCGACGAACACCGGCGCGCGCGCCGGCGGCAAGGGCCGCCCGGTTGCCTGGTGTGCTGTCCGGGGCGCCTTTGGCACGCGCGGGACTTTTGGCACCGAGGCCTTCGCGCGTGGCTCCAGACCGATCCGATGCGCCTTGCCGATGCACCCATTGCGCGTCACGCCGCCGAGCGCCCGCGCGATCTGGCTGAACGACAAGCCCTCGGCATAGAGCGTCTTCAGCCGGTCGATCCGCGCGTCGGTCCATCCGCTCATGCGACGGCCCCAAACTTGGTGGATTCATTGCCCCAGACCGACCAGCCCGGGCGCTCGGTCCGCGCAAACATCTCCAGACGCGGCACATCGCCGGTCAGGCGGACGATGCTGTCGGCGATGTCGTCGGGCTTGCGGCTGTGCTCGCGCAGCGGCGCGAAGACGACCTGCGCCTCGCTCTGGGACAGCCGGTCATACCCCTTGCCGCGCGTCGCCAGCCAGCACTGCTCCGCACCGCTCCGGGTGTGATAGCCGAGCCCGAGGCGGACATCCTCGCCGGCATAGAAGAGGCGATCCTGTCCCTGCCGCTCCGCGACGCCTTTGATCTTGATCCACACATAGGCAACGGTCTTGAAGGTGAAGCCCCAGGCCTCGATCAACCGCAGCGCCTCGGGCAGCATCGGCTGCACCACCCACATGAACAGCGCCGCATCGTCCGCCGCACACGCCGCCACCGGCAGCGCCGCCATGGCGGCCAGATCCATCACGTCATAATGCTGCGATGCGCCCTTGCCCTGCCCCCGATGCGACCAGGTCGCGAACGACCAGGCAGGGTCGGCGTAGATGACGGAGAAGGGGCCGGCGGGGAGCATCATGCGCCGCACCGCGCGACGGCCGTCAGTCGGATGCGGCCATACCCTTTGGGCGACAGGCGGTAGAATTCGACGCGCCCCAGATCGCGCAGACCATTCCACGTCGCGCGCGTGAAGGGCGCCGTCTCGCCGGCGGCGAGGACGATGCCGTTCCGGTCCAGCGTGCCGTCGCCGTTGTGCTTGGCGAGCCAGTCGAGGGCCGCGCGTTGGGCCGCGGTCATCGCGACGCCTCCGCCCCGTACAGCGCAACGATCTCGCCGCGCAGCGCATCGACGCTCAGGAAATAGGCCCCACCTCCTTCCATCAACGCGCGGCACCGCTTGATCCCGTGCGCGATTGCCGTGCGGTCCATGCCGGTATGCAGCGCTATCTGATAGCGCGTCAGGCCCGCCGCCTCCGCGGCGAGGAAAAGCGCCGCGAAGCGCCAGGGCGCCACGGCCTTCGATTTGGGCACGCGCAGCTCGGCGACCGGCAGCCGCGCCTCGCGCGCCGCCAGCTGGAAACAGGTCTCTACGATGATTCCGGCGCGCAGCCGCGCCATGGCCTGGGCGCTGGCCTCGGCGGCGGCAGGGCGCGGGACCGGCGGCGTGCGCCGTTCGGCCCCGGCATAGGCGGCGAGCGCCTTCATGGCGAAGCACCGTCAGGTGTTCGCGAAACGCACGCCACCGCAGCCAGTGCGGCCGCGCAGCGCGCCGCCCACCACGCGGGGTGACAGGCGGCGTGCAACAGGGCCGGCAGCGCATTGCGATAATTCTTCCCGTCCCGCACGACGGTGTCGACCTGACCGGTCAGCACAGCGACGAACGGCACCGCCGCATCGACCGCCTGGCCGCACTGCAGGCAACCCGCCGCCGGCAGCACCGGCGGCAGCTTGGCCATGCCCGCATTGAGCGAGCCCCAGCCGCCCGCGGGCACGGGGAGGATCGCCTCCCGCGGGGGCTGGGGCGCTGCCGCCGCAGCATCGACGCGCGCCGCCGCCACGGGCGCATCGACGGGCCGTCGCGGCGACAGATCGCGCGAAGCACGCGAGCGCGTGTTCGCTTCATCGAAGAGGGTCGATTGCGACATGCGTCAGACCGAGGTGCTGACACCGGCGCCGATCCGGCCGGTCCATAGTGGCCGGTCCGTGCGCTCGCCGATATCAAGCCCGATCTGTCGGAACACCGCCTGCTGCACGAAGACCGGGCGGTGCAGTTCGATGCCGATCGCAAGCCCCCCGCCTTCCGCAATCTTCCAGCGCAGGAACGCGCCGATCTCGACACTCGGCTCGTTCAGGTAGATCGGGATGCGCAGCTTGAAGGCGCGCGGCACCTCGATCGTGCCGCGGGCGGATTTCGACTGCGCCTCGGTCTCCTCGGCGTATTCGAATTCCTGATCGCCATTGTCGAGCCGGATGGCGCTCTTCCACCGAACGTTGCGCTTGGCGGAGAGGTCACGCGCCACCTCGAGCAGGTCGGCGCCCGAAGGCTCGGAAACATCGGCGGCATTTTCCTCGAGGAACCGCGCGAAGTCGCCCTGCGCCATCAGCTGGCCGTTGATCTTCGACCAGCGTTGCCATTCCTCGCTGCGCTGCAGGGTCAGCACGGCGCGATGATCGACGAAGCCGGACTGCTCGCCCTCATGCCAGTCGATCTGCGCCGTGAAGGTATCCTTGAACGGGTCGGAGAATATGACGGTCGCTTCGGTCCGGTGGCGGATGACGTAGTCGCAGAGCGAATCCTTATCCAGCAGCTCGACCAGCTGCTTGATCCGCACCGGCGGCTCGGGAATGAGCCCGTGCGGATCGGTGATCTCGCGGCTCGTCAGCCCCTCGGGCAGCAACAGCCAGGCGCGCCCGTCTTCCGCGCGGATGATCTGCGGGCCTGCAAAGGCCTGTTGCGCGAGCGCTGCGATCGCCCCGGCCTCGGTGACGCCGCCGTTTTCGACGAGGGTCGCGGTATCCGCCGCGCCGGTCTTTGCTTTTGCCATGACTGCCTCTGTTGGGGCGGCTTGGCCGCCGGGAAAAATAACGGGAAGCGGCTAGCCTTCGGCCGTGTGGCGCTCGGCGGTGTCGCGGAACAGCGTGTCCATGTCGCGCTGCTTGGGATCCTGCCGGTGCAGATTGCCTTGCTCGTCCGCGTAGAAGATCGCGTCGGGCAGCGCCTCGCGCGGCACCTTTGACTTGACCTCGCCCGCCAGGATTATGATCGAGGCGTCGCCCTTGTGCGGCTTCGCGGTGAGGATGAGGGTCAGCGTGCCCGCCTGCCCCGTTTCCATGACCGCCTTCACGACCTTGGCGAGTTCCTCCGTCGCCTCGTCGGCGAGCTGGCCCTTGCGATACTCGCGCAGCACATCGGTGACCGGTTTCATTCAGCGCTTCCTTCTCGGGTTTGAGCGCCGTGGCGGCGCGGGCGCACGGGCCGCACCCGGCGATTCGCTGGCGGCATCCAGCCGCACGCGCGCGGCGACCGCGGCGTGGATGAGATCGTCGAGTTCGCGGCGCATGGCCGGCTTCTCGGCATCGTCGATTTGGCCGTCGCCGAAGGCGCGGCAGAGTTCGCTGGAGAATTGCCCGTGCTCGCCGCAGACCTGGGCGGCCAGTTCGGCGAAGGCGGCATCGTCCACCTCGCCGGGCACGAAGACGCCGCCCGCATCGGCGGCGAGCGCTTCGGCCGCTACGGTGCTGTGCGTCGCGACGGTCAGGCGGCGGACCTGGTCGAAGGTGATCTGCGTGTCGATGTCGCGATCGCAGTAATCGTAGACCGCGCGCTCCTTACGCTCGAGCACGAAGGCCGCGGGCTTCACCCCGCCGGCATCGTCGATGAAACGCTGCACGACCTCCTTGGTCGTCGCGTAGCCCGCCGGGGCCTTGTAGGGCTTGAAGCTCACAGCAGCCCCGCCCGCCGCGCGCGCGCAATAAAGGTTGCGGCACTCTCTCCGCCCGTCACGCCAGGTTCTGGCCGACGTTTGCCTACAGCGATGCCGTCGCAGCCTTCGGGGGACCATGCTCCGCGTTTACCGACGCTGCAGTCATTCCCGTTTCCGCCCCTCGTCTCGCATGCCGCTAACGGCAAATCGGGGTGGACGTCTCTCCGCCCTGTCACGTCCATCGTCTCAGACGTTGCAGCCGGCGTCCGCCCGCCGGCGAGCCTACTCACGGACTCCAGTCCACCGTTGAGGCCATCCAATCGGCCCGGCTTTCCTTCATCGACCGCTTTCGCTTGGGATTTGGGAGCGGCAGCCGGATTCGAACCGGCGGTCTCCTGGTTATGAGCCAGGTGAGATGACCTCTTCTCCATGCCGCAGAAAATCTCGAGGCAGCGCCGCTTGCTCGCGCGCGATGCCATCCCCCACCACAGCACGATGGCGAAGGACAAGATGACGAGGGCGAGGGTCGCGCTCATGCCGCCCCCTCGACCCGCCGCAATTGCGCCGCCCCATTGCGGTCGCATTCGGGCCCGGCGGCCGTCATGTTTCCCGAATGGACGCCCTCCCCGCCCCGCTCCGCCGCCGCCCGCATCGCGGCGTCGGCATCCAATTCGGCAAACAGCCGGTCGAGCGTCGCGTGAGCCTTTTCAAGGGTCTTGGTGACCACGTCGCCCGAGGCCCGCAGCAGCGCGATCTTCTTGCCTTCACCGAACAGCGCATCGGACAGGCCGCCCTCCTTGCGTCCCGACCGCGCGAGATACTCGTCGATGCGCGCTAGGAGCGCCGGGAGAAGGACATTGGTTGCCATGGGCAGGATGATATCCGGGTCATTACCCGAATTGTCAAGGGTAACTCACCGAATGACCGGGCCTGCGCCCGGCTTCATGTTCGGGTCTATGGCCGACGAACCCGAATCACTGCTGCAACACCGCATCAGATTGCGGATGAAAGCGCTACAGACGAACCCCTTTCGGGCGGCCAGCGAGAATGGTCTCAAGCCCGACACCATCCGGAATATCCTTCGCCCCGGCAAAGCGACCAACCCCCGCCAGGACACGCTGATTGACCTGGCCCGAGCGCTGAAGTGTTCCGTTGCGTATCTCACCGGAGAAACGGATTCGCTGGGCGATGCACCGGCGGCGGCGGCTATTCCGCTTCGCAACTATGATCCGTATCCGCTGGTCGTTCGACACTCCGTGGCGGCGGGCGTTTGGCGCGAGGTCGATGAGTTGCGACAGGTCGAACCTGAACTTTCCCCGCTTCGGTCCTCTCCCAACTGGCCGTCCAACGTCCAGTGGGTTGATCACGTCGTCGGCGACAGCATGAACGAAGTTTACCCCGATGGGTCCTATGTTCGCGTGGTGTCGATCTTCGCCATTCGCGGCTATCAGCCGGTCGAGGGCGATCACGTCGAAGTTCTGCGGCGCCGTGACGGCGGAATGTTGCTGGAGCGGACCCTCAAGGAGATCCGCTACACCAAGGATGGCAAGATCGAGCTATGGGCCCGTTCGACCAACCCGAAATGGGCCGAGCCCATTCCTTACCATGACGGCATCAAGCCGGATGACGAGGAGGCCGAGGTTCGCATCGAAGGCTTAGTCACCGGCGACTTTCGCGATCGCAGCCCAAGGCGGTAGTCACCATACAGGGGGTTCAGCATGTCGGTATCGGTTTCGCTTTCCCCGTATCTGGCGGCCCGGCTTGCGGCCCTTGGCCTCAAGCAGGATGACGACGCGCTCGACGATGCGCCACCGCCCCCCGACGAGGCCGCGCTCTGCGTTCCGGCCTGCGTTTTTCTCGAGTACGAGACGCCCGATAGGGTTACCGCGCGCGCTGTGGCATTGCGGCGTGTATGGGAAGTTGGCGGCGATGTGGCCTTCGTCGGCTTCTGCCATCTTCGCCGGGCGCTACGCGAGTTCCGCGCGGTCAAGATCGTGCGGCTTGTAGACCTATCGTCAGGCGAATGCCCCGACGATCCTGCCGGTTGGTTACGTGCTCTGGGGCTGGTGGAATCCAGCCAAGACGCTACGCGAGCGGTTATCGCGACCGTGCGCGATGAGCTGAACATCCTCGCGCATCTTGCGAAGGCCGATGGCAGACTACACGCAGATGAAATGGAAGTTATGCTTCATATGGTTGCGGAGGCTGCGGAAGTCGCCCCTGACCCGTCCAAGATCGACCTGGTAGCCGCCGCTCGCAGCATCTCGCGCCTAGCGCCCGACGATGACCAGCTCGAGCGGTCGGCCATGCGCGCTACGTCCGACAGTGCGCGGCGGGCGCGCCTCGAGCGCGCGATGCGGCGCCTGATTGAAGCCGACGACGAGATGCCATTTGAAGAGCAGATCGCCTATGTTGATCTTATGCGAGTGATCCAGTCTCGGCGGACTGCATCGTGATGCGGACCGCCGGGTGGCTTTTCGTCGCGGCATCGCTCGCAAGCTGCGGCGAGACCGGCAATTCTCCCAAGGCTGCAGCAACAATCGTCTCAACCCGCACCTACATCAATGACTACGGCGCGCTTCATGCTGTTGTCGCCGCGCGGAACGAAACCGATCGCAGCCTGAAATCCCTCCAGATTGAATGCATCTGCTCGACCGACGCCGGCCCCTTCTCGGAAGCCGCGGCGTCGATCGAAGATCTCCCAGCGCGCTCGACTGTGGAAACGACGGCGGCCTGCCCTGACACAATCAAGGGAGCAAACCCGCGCATGGCCTGCCGGGTCGCCTACATCTTCCCGTAGCGTCGCACGTGAAACGGGTAATTACCCGATTTATTGTTGACTTGGGTTTAAACCCGAATTAGCGTCCCCTCCATCAGCCCAGCCGGATCGCCCGGCGGCCCACGATGGAGGTTTCCCGTGCACCCAGCGACCGCGTCCCGCGTCACCCCCCACCCTGAGCCCCTCGACGCGGGGCGCGGCCCGGGCCTCGAACTGGCTACCGCCGAGGGCGAAGGCCTTGCCGGCCCCTTCGTGATCTTCCAGCTCGGCGGCGCTGTGCTCGCCGCTGGCCATGACCTAACCGAGGTCGACGCCCGCGTCCGTGCGCTGCTCGAGCGCTACGGCCAGACCGGCCTCGCCCGCCGCCTGCCCAGCGAAGACGCCGGCATCGACCTGCGCGGCACCACGATCCGCGTGTGGGAGGAGGGCCAATGCACCATCGGCGCGCTCTACCGCGCCTGCTGCGATGACGACCTGGTGCGCCGCGTCGCCCGCGGCGAACGCCTCGAGGTCCCCTACTCCCTCTCCCCCGGCGAGCCGATCGTCCTGCGCGAAGGTCCGGTCCGCCTCCACCTCGAAGCCGCGCCCGAGGTGCTCGTCACCCACGCCAACGACGCGGACGAAACGCAGGAACGCCCGCCGGGCCGGGCGCCCAAGCCGTTCACGGCCGCGGACATCATCGGCCTGCGCGAGTTGGGCCGCGACCCGGTGCTCCCCACCGCTGCCGTCGAGCAGGCGGTCCGCAGCGCCTCCGAACGCCTCCTGCGCAGCTTCGCCAACCTTGTGTCGCGTCCCTCCCTCGACGGCTGCAACGATCTCTGGCTGGCCAAGGCCGCCCGTCAGCTCGCCCGCGCCGCCGATTGCATCGACAACGCGCTACGCTTCGGCCCTGAAGCGCCGCCAGGCTTTCGGCACTCCGGCCACCCGGCGGCGCCCTCGCTGCGCGCCCAGATGGCCGAACACCAAGGGCGCGCCTGATGCAGACGCGCCTCTACGAACTTACCAATGCGCGCGACCGGATCACCTTCCACGCGACGCCGGAAGACGCCGCAGTCATCGCCGATATCGTCGCGATCTCGCGGCTCGGCGTGACGGAGGTGGCGACGAGTGCGCCCCCGGAGGCGTTCGACACCTTGGCCGGTGCAGGCCCCGCGCGTGCGGCGATCTGGGCGAGCCTGGAACGCACCGCCGCCTATGCCGCCGCCTTCGACAGCTTCCTGATCGGCTCGCCGCGCCAGCGCGCGGCGTTCGAGCGGGCCGCGCCCGCGGACGAAGCGCGCGCCGCGTTCGAGCTGCGCCGCGCCGACTGGCATGCAAGGCACAACCCGTCCTCGAACGACATCTGCGCCCGCTTCTGGCGCATCGCCGCCGCGATCCGCGACGAGCGGCTGAGCGCCTGGCCTGCCCCATCCATCCAGGACAACGCCGCCCCGGCCGCGGGGGTCTTCTGATGCTCACCCCCGAAACACCAGACGCCGAGCTGCGCGCCTTCCTCACCGAGCGCACCGAAATAGCGCCGGGCTTCATCCTGTCGCATGAACGCCTGTTCCAGGCCTACCGCGCCTGGCACGAGGCACAGCCTGAGCGGCGCACCCCGCGCCCGATGGCGAGCGACCTCTTCACCCGCCTCCTGAAACAGCGCGGCCTCAAGCGCGCCAAATTCGCGCACCGCCCGGTCGGCCTTGCGTGGAACTGGATGGGGCTCGATTTCAAGCCGGGCTGGGCCCCCGAGGTGAAGACCGCGCAGCGCATCAGCGCCGACATCTGCGAACACGGCACGGTGCGCCTGCACCTCTACGACGGTCTGCGCCGCGTCTTCGCCGTCGCGCCGATGGATCAGGCGACTGCCCTCGCCCTCGCCGATGACATCCGCGCCACCGTCGCGAGCGGCGGCCGCGAAACCTGCGCGGGGTCGGCGTGATGTCCGCCTCACTTAGCCTCGTAAGACGCTTTGCGATCAACAAACCGTGCGCTCTGGCGCGAGGCCTGGGCCACATAGACGACCTTCACGGCGCTGAGCGCTTGCCCACCGAGTTCGGCGCTTATCTCATCCAGTTTCCCAAGAGCCGTCAGAATGGCCGTGCTGACGTCGTTGACCGCACCGAGCAGCGGCCGCACACCATGCAGAAAGGTGACGGAAACCTCGGTGTCGCCGCCGGGCCGCGCTTCGCGTATCCGCGCCGAAATGTCCTCGAGTTGATCGACCGCCTCCACGGTCGCCTCCGCACAATCCAACGGCAGTGTCAGCAGGTCCGCCCTGCCGATCCGGCGAAGTGTGTCTGCGATATCGGCGACATAGTCGGTCAATCTGCCGTCGAACATCTCCAGTTCCGGGGTCTGGAGTTCTTCCCAATCGGTCAGCGGGAAAGCCGTGGTGAGGAAATCCTTGATGAGGTCAGCGCCCGGCTTCAGCGCACCCGCCAAGTTCGATCGAATGTGAAGGATCGTTTTGGCGGCCTCCTCATTCGCCTTGGCGCGCTCGCGTCGACCGGCGAGCGACTGCCCGAACCACACACCGAAGAGCGCGAGCCCTGCCACAACTATCGTGAAGGCACGATCCGGTGTGAGGCTCGCAACAATCAGACCGGCGACAATCATAAGCCAGACGACAGCCGACACCACGACGACCCGATCGCTGCCCCTCATCGAGCGCCATTTGACGACAGCATTGTCAGTCATTCTCCCCAACATCGCGCGAGTCCACTCGATGCCGACACCTCCCGCAATGCGACATGGAGGCTCGCCTCCTGATGCCGACCGCGATCGAATGGACCGACGAAACCTGGAACCCGATCAGGGCGCGTAACAAGGCCACCGGCAAGACCGGCTGGCACTGCGTGCACATGAGCGAGGGCTGCCGCAACTGCTACGCCGAGCGCCTCAACGTGAAGCCAGGCGCGACCGGCGGCACCGGCCTCCCCTACAAGCCCGGCCACGAGAAGGACATCGAGATATTCCTCGACGAGCGCGCCTTGCTCGCGCCACTCGGCTGGAAGAGGCCGCGCCGCATCTTCGTCTGCTCGATGACTGATCTCTTTGCGGACTTCGTCGCCGACGAATGGCTCGACCGCCTCTTCGCCGTCATGGCGCTCTGCCCGCAGCACACGTTCCAGGTGCTGACGAAACGGCCAGAACGGATGCGAGCTTGGTTCACGACTTTCGTACCGCCGCTCGATCTTGAGGAGCGTATCAGGGTCATCGCAGCGGGCATTCTGAAGCGCCGGTTCGGCGTGCCAGATGAGCACCCGCGCGACACTCTCAGTCGTTTGAACCCCTTCCCGTGGCCGCTGCCGCATGTCTGGCTAGGCGTCAGCGCCGAAAATCAGGAGACTGCAGCGGCACGCATTCCCGAACTCCTCCAGACTCCCGCCGCGAGGCGATTCGTCTCGGCCGAGCCGTTGCTCGGTCCAGTCGATCTTCATTCATATATGTGGCCGGTCTGCGGTTGGTGGAAGGGCGATTTCAACAGCTACTCAGCTGCCAAAGCGGCAGGTGCTGACTGCGGGCTGCGGCGTCAATCCTTGGTATCCGCACCCGCTTTCTTCCTCGACTGGATTATTGTCGGCGGTGAAAGCGGGCCGCGCGCGCGACCCATGCATCCAGATTGGGTTCGCTCGCTGCGCGATCAATGCGCGGCAGCCGGAGCCGCGTTCTTTTTCAAGCAGTGGGGTGAATGGAGCCCGAGCGGCTCAGGACGGAGCATTTCGCCGGAGGGCTCATCTCCCGGGCCCGAAGTCTGGAATGAAAAGACGACCGCCTTCGTCAGGCGCCTTGGGAAAAAGAAAGCTGGGCGCACGATCGACGGTGTCATCCATGACGGCATGCCGGTGACGGCATGAAGGCCCTCACCATCTGGCAGCCATGGGCCTCGCTGATTGCAATCGGCGCGAAGCCCTACGAGTTCAGAGGCTGGCCTGCGCCGCGCAGCCTGCGCGGGCAGCGCATCGTCATCCATGCCGGAGTCCGGCCGGTGCGCAAGGCTGAGGTGAAGGGAATCCTCGCGCAGCTGCATTCGGAAAATCACTGGCAGACCGGGCTTACGCGAGACATCGCGCTGCCCATGCTCGAGCGCGTCCTGCGCGACGAGATTGGTCTCGCCCTTGGCCACGGACTCGGGACTGCGATTCTCGGTGAACCCACGAAGACGCCGCGCCTCCCCGGGATGCCGCAAACCGGCGACGGCATCAACGATTCCGACCGCGACGAGCACGCCAACTATGGCTGGCCCCTGACCGACTGGCGCGATTTCGACCCGGCCGTGCCGTGCCGCGGCGCGCAGGGCTTTTGGGACTGGCCCCGCGACCTCCCCCAGCACGAGGCCACATGCGCATCCTGATCGCCTGCGAATTTTCGGGGATCGTGCGGCGGGCCTTTCTGGCGCGGGGACATGATGCCTGGTCCTGCGATCTGCTGCCTGCCGAGGATGGCAGCAACCGCCACATCACAGGCGATGTGCGCGACATTCTGAATGACGGATGGGATCTGCTGATGGTCGCGCACCCTCCATGCACGCGCCTCTGCAATAGCGGCGTGCGCTGGCTGCATACCGCCCCACCCGGCAGGACCCGCACTGAGATGTGGGCAGAACTCGACGCCGGCGCGGCGCTCTTCTCGACATTATGGAACGCCGAAATTCCCCGCATCGCAGCCGAGAACCCGGTGATGCACAAGCATGCCAAGGCGCGAATCGCCGGCTATCAGCCGCCCGCGCAGATCGTTCAGCCATGGTGGTTCGGTGACCCGGAATTCAAGGCTACCGGCCTCTACCTCAAGGGCCTCCCGAAGCTGACGCCGACCAATCGGCTGACGCCGCCTGAGCGCGGCACCACTGCGCACAAAGCGTGGTCTCGCGTTCATCGCATGTCGCGTAGCGCCAACCGCAGCAAGGAGCGCAGCCGCTTCTTTCCCGGCATTGCGCACGCCATGGCCGATCAATGGGGCGGCCCTTACCTTCCCGCGGCCGCCAATCAGGGCGCCGCCATCATCGCAGCGGAGTGACCATGGACAACCAGCACAAGCAGATCAGCGGCTATCGCGACCTGACGCAGGAAGAGATCGACGGCATGAATGCCGTCAAGCATCAGGAGAAGCAGTTCAACGGACTCATCGACTTCCTGAAGACCGTTCCGGGCATCGATCAACGCCAGGTGGCCTTGGCCGCCACGCACGGCGAGGACGCGTTCATGCACGCGGTCCGCGCGATCGCGAAGCCCGAGCGCCTCGTCTCGACGTTCATCCCCGCGCGACGGGCGCTCCACCCCGGCGCCGAGCTGGCCGGCGAAGACTGACCTCCACACAAAGGACCGCGCCCATGAAGACCGTCACCCTTACCAATCGCGAACTCGTCGACCTCGCACCCATCGCCGAAAACCTGCGTCCCGGCTGGTGCCCATCGCGCCTGGCGCACACGACCTTCCGCAACATCGCCATCCTGCTGGCCGAGGCGAAGACGCTGGAGCGGATGAAGAAGCCGCCGAAGGAATACGAAGCCCACATCGCGCGGCTCAAGGAGATCGGCAAGAAGCACGCGGAGCGTGATTCCATCGGGCAGCCCAAGACGACCGCGCCCGTCACCGACCCGGCCACCGGCAAGCAGACGAGCCAGTACGTCTTCACCGAGGAGGGCCGCAAGGCCTGGGCCGCCGAGGTGAAGGCGCTGTTTGAGACCGACAAGCCGGTCATGGATGCACGCGACGCCCAGATGAAGGCCTATGAGGACGCTCTCGACGACGAGATCGAGTTGCAGTTCCACACCGTCGGCCGCGAGTTTGCGCCGGAAAACATTCCGCTCGATATCGGCCACAAGCAGATGACGATCGTGCTCTGGGGCCTCGAGGACGACGCCGCGGACGCGCCGCCCAAGCTCGCCGCAGCGCGCCAGGCAGCCGCTCAGCGCAAGGCTCGCAACGCTGCGGCGAACGGCTAGGATCGGCGCATCGACCCAGCGATGACCGCCATGACCGACCACAGCGCCCAGATCCTGCAGGCCCATATCATGGCCCTGCTGACCAATGCCTTCGCCTGGAACCGCGCGCCGAGCGGCGAGGTGATGATCCTGAACGAGCCGGTGCAACAGGCGCTGGCTCAGGTCGTGGCGGGCTTCGCGGCCCAGCAGATGAACCCGGAAGAGGCGATCTACGCCTTCGCGGCGCGCTGTCTCCCGTTGCTGAACCGGCCCGGCGTTGTCCCCGGCGCCGAATTGTCCGTTCGCCCCGAACTGAAAGACGCCATTGCCCGTGCCTTGAGGAAGCCGCCCGGATGAATAAATGGGGCGAACGCATCCTGATAATGGTTTTCGTCGCGGCGGCGCTCGTCTCCTGCGGCGTGAACCTCTGGGGGCTGGTGCGATGAGCCGCCCCGCCGCGATCGCCCGCGATCCCTTCGTGCTGCGCCACGCCGAAGTCGCGCGCGATTATTTCCGCCAGAGCCCGGCCTCGTTCACGCCTGCGAAGCTGATCAAGCTGCACCCGACCTTCCCCCGGCCGCGGCATGACGGGCTCTATCTGCGCGAGGCGGTCGAGGCCTGGGTCCGCAAATCCTTCGGGGTTGACGTGCATTACCCCTCCGTGAACCATCAGCTGATCATGGAGCGCGCAAAATATGGCCGACAAGGTCAGACACCTTAGGTCGCGGCCGCTCAAACGCGGCTGGGGCTGGTACTGGATCCCGAGCGCCCATGTGGCGGCTTTCGGCCTCGTCGCCGAAGCCCTCGGCGAGACGCCCGAAAAGATCGCAACGCCGGCGATCCTCAAGCGCGCAATCGACCTCAACGCCCTAGCCGACGAGCTGCGGCTAGGCCGCTCCGCCCGCGCCGAGCAGGACGCCCCGGGCACGATCGGCTTCCTCGTCAAGGAATACCGCGCCAGCGTCCATTGGTTCGGCCTCAAGCCCCGCACGCGCGACGATTACGCGCCCTGGCTCGATGCGCTGCGCGACGACTATCGCGAATTCCTGATCGGCGACATGGACGGTCTCGTGCTCGAGACCTGGCGCGACCGCGTGGCCGAGGAGCGCGGCCTCTATGCCGCCTACCATATGCTGGGCACGATGCGGGCGATCTTCGCCTGGGCGACGCGCCGCCGGCTGATTCCCAAGGGTACCGACCCGGCGAAGGAGGTCGAGAACCGCCGCCCGCCCAAGCGCACGCACACCTGGACGCTGAAGCAGATCTGCGCCTTTCTCGACGCCGCCTTCGGCGCCGGGGAATATGGCTTCTGGGCGGCGATGATCCTGACCGACTGCATCGCGCAGTCGCCGGTCGACGTCTGGGGCCTGGCGCGGAGCGATTATGACGGAAAGTCGATCCTCAAGGGCCGCCGCACCAAAGTCGCGGGCGAGCACCCGCCGATGGTGCTCTGGCCCCATGTCGTGACCGCGCTCGACTGGTATCTGTCGACCCGGCCCGCCTTGCTGCCGGATGCGCCCCTGTTCGCACCGCCGGGCGCCAACACGCCCTGGGTGACCTCCACGCGGCACAAGATCTTTCAGCGGCTCAGGAAGGCCGCGGGCCTGCCCGCCACCCTCCAATGGCAGGATATGCGCCGCACGGGGGCCACGGAGGCTGGGGCCGCCGGCGGCACGGGCATCGAGATCAAGGGCCTGCTGCGCCACCAGACGCTGTCTGAGGCCTCGACATACACGCTCGACACCGCTACATCGCTGCGCATCGTCCAGTCCAAGCGGATGACGGCGAGGGCACGAAACAAGGACGAATGTTGA